TCAGCAGCGCTTTGACTCACTAGGCTTGAGCACTTTGAGCCAGTTCGGTTGAGCTGGCTCTGAACCCACGAAGAGCCCAATCGCCCAGGCCTCTTCATGCTCTGTCAGCGCCCAAAGTCGCGCCGCCTCGGACAGCTCCAGCATATCGACCAGGTTCTCCGAACTGACTTCACGGCGGCGGTGAGCGGCATAGGCCATCTCATCGAGCACAGCGGCGCGCCCATCTGGATCGGTTACCAAGGAAAATTGGTCGTTCAGCTCATCCAGCCAAGCTTTCGGTATCCCACTAATCATTCTGCCCTGCACCACCAGGACTGCGCGTAGAGCACGCCGTCGACCTCCTCCACCCCGTTGATGTTGATGCCGAGCTGGGCCATGCCGTTGACCTTGGCATCGTGCAGCCGCGGGATGATGTCCGGCCCAGGCGACGGGTTGAACACCCAAGCCTGGGTCGATACCCGGCCCAGCGGCTCGCTGTGGTGGTCGCCGATGTGGATGTCGGCCCGGATGGGTGTGATCTTGCCGAGCTGATTCGTAGGGATGGCCACGCCATTCACACGGCGGCGAACGAGGAGGAAGTACATAGGGCACCAATACTGTATGGATAAACAGTATCGTATAGGCGGAATCGGTCGCGGGCAATTGCCGGTCAGCGGATCAGTGAAGAGGTGGCAAATCCTTGCCTCTCGCCTTGGCGATGACGCGGAGCTGGTAATCGGACACCACCTGGAACAGCGACTCAGCCAGCACACGCAAGCGCTCGATCTCCTCCGCCGGCGCACCGCGATCCTGGGCCTGGTGATACTCCCGCAGGGCGTCGACAGCCTGCTGAATCAGCGGCTCGCCGGCCTCAACCATCCCTATGAAGGTGCGCTTGTCCACTATCGTGCTCCGATCCAATGTAGGAGGAGTATAGCCAGCAATATTCTATTACTGCTGCCACGAGCTTCTTCAGGTAACCTAAAAATACGCATGACCGTGGCGCAATTGCTATCGAATCATTTGTTGATAGCGCCAAGCCTGTACAAAAAAACAGCATTGATCTACAGGTAAGATCGAGCGGACTTCGATCTTAATGCTAAGCTCAATAATCTCACATCTTACAAGTTTTCTGATCTAGGTGAATGCATGCAGCAAGACGAACCAAGTGCTGACGATCTAAATCTCTATAGAGCTGTTGAGTGCTCACCCCCTGGCAGCTGGAGAATGTTCACTGCAGATAAAATTGGAGTTCAGAATTATATAAAGCAACACTTTAAAAACTCAAAAGAAGTAAAAACCAGAATCCAAATCGCCGTCGCCAGCAACTGCCAAATTGAAGTAATATCTCTAAGGCTTCAAGTCATAGACTACTGGCTGAGATTATACTTAGAGAATTCCGACCCAAACATTCAACGAGAAAGGGAATTTGGTAGGCTAATTAGGCAGGCGCGACAGGTCGGCCTTCCAATACATATATACGACAAACTGGTATCATTTAACAACACCAGAAAGGATGCAATTCATGGATACATTGTGGGCACCACCTGTTACGATGAAATAAAGAAGGAAGCCATTGACTGCAAGAATTTGCTTATCGAGACAATAACTTACGTCGTGAATAACTCTGGAGTTATAGTAACAAGCAGAAACGATCTATATGCCAACCCGGGAGCTATCACGATGGATGTTGCTTGGTTTTGCCAAAATCTCGCCGATAACTGCGAATACTAAGATCAGCAGATCTCACAAATTGCTTTTAACTCAAACTAATAAAATGATCACGATGACACCATCTTTTGAAGATATCTTAAACCTATACCGTGCACGGGCAGCGATGATGCCAATCGGGGGCGGGAACATTCCCGTTAACGAAATGCAGCTAATTTCCCCCGTGCAGCAAGGTATCGTCCAGCTTGAAGACTTAGACTGCAGCCAATTATTAGACGGCCTTACGGAATGTTTGAACTCAACCGTATTCCCCAGCTTCGGAACTATAGGTAGTTTGGACATTCATCACTTTTGGGGATGGTGCGGACAATTGGTAGTTTCTCATGACTCGAACTTGATAGACAACTACAATGTCAGGCACATCTTGATGGATGCTATAGCCGGTGCCAATGCTGGGATAGGAAACATCAATATTGACGGCCTCTACCACTTTGACAAACTATTACTATCCAGAAGCCAGAGAACGTTCTCATATATAACCTTCCCATTACTTGAGGCAACTTTAAGACTAGCAAACTCAAGCCATACAAACCCAGACGGAACGGTCTCAGCGCAGTTCAGAAAAGTATCGGGAAGACTTTACCAGATAGGTGACTTTTGCAGCAGCATTAAAGACTTGCTAAATCACTACTATCAAAATATCGACCCAAGAAAACAAGCACTACTTGATAAATGCTTTAGCTCAGCTATCATAACGGCAAATGCCTGTCCTTTCGACCACCTCTACAAAATGAGGAACTCGTTACTGCATGGCAATGATAGCTGTGGTTCGGTGGGATCAATCATCCTCACAATTTCTCTGGTTATCTTGTTAATACATTTCGAATCAGATTTTAGTAGAATGCAAGCAAGTTCACGCTGGGTGACAAAGTCATTTAGGGATTCTTCACAGAGACCGCAATGGTCTCTATACCCACTGTAAGAATACCGAGCAGTGCTGCGGAACCCGCCTCTACATGAGGCGGGGAAATCATTTTCAAGGCCAGTTAAACACTGGATCTCGGCGGTCAACCCCTGAGAATGGGTCCGATCCGGAGACAGCAGACACATCAGATCGTCCTACAATTTACCAAACCATGACCTTCTCATCTGGCCCGGCGGCAGCATTGACTGAAATTAGTTTCCAACCCTCCGCCAAGCGCTTGTTGGCAGCCCGACTACTTGAACGACCTCGCACACGTCCTGAATTTCCATCCCAGAGATTCCCTCGGTAATGAAGGGCCAGTATATGCAAGTGTCAGTTTGGATCCACAGCAGAAGTCATTGTGGCGCCAGCAATGCGTCGTACTCTGCCTGGCACTGCTGTCCAGCTATTTGGGCGAGGTCATAAGCTCTTGCCAGCTCTCGATTCGTTTCGACAGACCTGCTGAGCAGGTCGGAGAGCACCATGGCGGCGCGGGTGGCTGTCTCGCCTCGGGCGATAGCGGCGATATCCGTGCTGGGGCAACTGACGGCGGCAGCGAACTGGGTGGATCCACTGCGCAACCGCTGACCAGCAGCATCGGCGTCAGTAGCGCCAGCATCAGCAATCGTTCTTTCTTCATGGGCTTTTACCCTCGCCTCTTGCTGCGCATCTGCGCTCCGGTGTTCTTCCAGGCGCGCCGAGCGCTCACCAATCACTTCGGCCAGTCGATCGCCGCTGTCCCGTCTCGCTGATTGCTGGCCGGCTTTTGCAAGCTCCACTGAACGGCCGTGCTCATAGGCCGTCCAGTGCGAGACCAACAGCACCAGCACTGCAGCGCACCCAACCCAAGGGCTCATGAAGCCAGGGCCCGCCGCACGCCCTCGTCGATCACCTCGGCCTTGTAGGGGTTGCCGCCGTTCTCGTGGACGATGATGCCCACCACAGCCTCACGCAGCACCTGTGGCTTGGATATGTCAATCGAATCGCGAACGCCTACGCCTAGGCGCTTCGCGATGGCCTGGGCATAGGCCAAGGTGTTGTTCTCACGGGACGGCGCCCATCGGCTGATGAACTCCAGGGGGGTATCGATACCAGGGCGGCCCACGCCGGGCATGCCGTCCTTACCGCGGTAGTTGAGCAGTAGCTTGGCCAAGGCCCGGATGCCGTTCTCAGCTTGATCAAAGCGGGCGAAGCGCGGGCTGGCCACCCCCACCTCCAAGCCAAGCTGGCCCTGCCAAGCGTTACGGGGGTTGAAATCGATGTTGCCCGGGTTGTTATTGCGAACGCCGCGCGGTGTGGACATGGTTTCTCCAGACGAAAGAAAACCCGCGCATGGCGGGCTGCATGAATTTCGGGCACAAAAAAACCGCTCAAGGCGGCCGTTTGGTGTCAGGCGGGATCAGGCAATGCTGTAGTAGGTCTTCAGCGCCGCCATCAGCTCAGCCAGCTGGGACTTGCCCAGGTCAGTCTTCAGCAGCGAGTCACTGAAGGTGTACAGGTCGCCAAGCTTAGAACTCCTCAGGCTGTTGCTGTCCAGGTGATACCCCACTTCTACATACGAGCCAGACGGAGGGGTGAAGTCGCCAGGCATGGCAAGAGTGTCGAAAGTAGCCACCTGATTGATTGCCACCGAGGCGATGCGATTAGACCTGTCGTAGTCAACCACAAATATTGCCCAGCCAGCCGCAGGGAGCGCAGCTGCCGCAAAGTTGCCACCAGCCAGTGGGCTGGTACACAGCTTCCCTTTATTGGCGCCAGTGTTCGTGACCCCGTAGCTACGCTGGAGCACGCTGAGATAGGCGTCTGATGCGTCAAACCCTGACAGCAGGTTGACGATAAGCCCGCCGGTAACATCGGCAGACGCCATGTTTACTGCGGCAACCATTGTGTAGGCGCTGGTCAGACTGCCCGCTGGTAGCGCCAGACCTGCCGCCCCGCCGCCGGTTATGCCAAGGCCAAGCCGACCGCCGATTTCGCTAACTGCGAGGTTCGCTGACGCGCTTCCCTTTGGGAGCAGTGGCGCCCCTGTCACGCGGCAGCGCCCCACCACTCCCCCACCTGCGCCAGCCGTGAGCGAACGGGCGGCAACTGAGTGCTTGAGCGTGGAGATCTTGGCCGCGATGGTATCGGGGGTGTTCATATTGACGCGAGGAGCCCCGGCGCCAGCCGCGGCTGTTACGCCTGGAAGAACGATCATTTGTCCAGCCATGTTCATTTCCTTTGTTGCTTGGAGTTATGCGGCCTGTACAGCGATACGCTGGTGACAGGCCCAGTTATAGACAGGCTGGCCGTAGCCATCGAGGTCAGTGCTGCTGTCGCGCAGGCATGCGCGCGGACCGGTAACCGGACCACCTGCGGCGCCCACGGTGCCGATATCGGCAATGCCAACGTATGGGTTTGCCCCTGTGGGGACTGCACTCAGCGTGACTTCGAGGGTGTTATCGCCAAGCAGCTTCACGCTTTGGATAGTGGCCACGCCGGAGTCATCAACGTAACGGATACCCAGGTTGCCCGGGTCGGTGACGTTTACGGTATCGATTACCAGCGGGCCGGATGGGGTATGGAAGCGCAGCGTTACCACGACGCCAACCCTAGTAGCCGACACCGCATGGGTTGGCTTCCAAGAATGGCCGTCGATGATCGCCTGAGCAGCACGCTCATGCATGACGCCAAGGCGCATCGAGTTCTCTGCTGCCAGGTGAATCCCATCGGCATTGGTCTGCAGCCAGTACTTGGGCCCGGCGCAATAGAAGCGCGTCGGGTAGGTCAGCGCCGCCTGCAGCTGCTCCAAGGGGACGAAGCTGGTGGCCGTGCTGTACATCGTCCAGTTGCTGATCTGGTCGAGCAGCAATGGCACCGTCTGCGGCTGGGCGCTGATTGCACGAATGTCGGTGTCATAGTCGGTCTGCAGCTGTAACAGAGCCGCCAGGTAAACCCCCTGGGCCCGGTTGGCGTCGTTCTCACCCTGAATCCAGTCAACGAACGGCACCCGGTAACCCAACCCCAAACGAACGGCCTCAGCCTTGGCGTTGGTCACGGCGGTGATCGAGTTGGTATACGGCAACGTGCCCTTGCTCAAGGCAGCGATCGCGTAGCCGCCTCGGCCGTGACAGCTGACCAACAAACCGGCATTACTCGGGATACCGCGGGTCCGGTTGAGCTGCGCGGCCAGCTGAACGGCCGGCACTTCGTTGGTCTTGGCTACTAGCGGCTTGAAGGGCGCCACCATGGCTGCCGTGAGGGTATCGTCCTGGTTGGTCAGCCGCACCCCGTCCTGCAGAGTCAGAAGGCGGTTCGCAGTCGGCGGCTGCAAGGTGGTTGGCGCGGCAGTCGCGCCCATCGAAAGTGACTGGCCGGAGCTGACGATGTGCAGCAAGGTGGTGACGAAAGGGGCTACCGAGCCGGGCAGCGGTACATCGACTGTCACCGAGGAGACTGACCCGCTGCGGCGGATATAGCTGAGCCGGCCGCTGGACACCTGCGGCGAGAAGTTATCGCCGCTCGACGTGACCTGGTACGGCACGCCATCGACAAGCACCCAGATATCCTGGCCGCCAATCGGGCCATCAGCAAATGCACTCACGGCGCCGGTGCTCAGGCCATGAACCACGACCTCCCCAGACCACTTGATGCCCAGCAGCACCACTCCGTTGATGTCGGTCACCGCCCAGGCATAATCGCCTAGCAGGTCGAGGCCGGGCAGCTTATCCAGCAGAGCATGCGCCGCACCATTACTCTTGACGCCGAGAATCGCCCGGAAGTACTGATCGACGATGGACCATGGCATGTCCTGATCCAGCGATTGCGGATACACCAGGCTGTAAGCCGTTTCTGCCAGGCCGCTGGCCCGTTGCGTAGCGCTAGCGTTCGGATAGCTATCGACGAACACAGCAGAACCACTTTCGTTCCGATAAACATTGACGTATTCGTCCTGGGCGCTAGAAAGCACGCTGAAGTTGGTGCCGTCGGCAGTCCCGGATAGGCCAAGGGCGACAGAGGCATAGGGCATGGCCCCGCCCAGGAGGGTGGCTAGGTTGGTCATCACCATGGCGTTGGTCGGGCGCATCACGCCTCCACCAACGTCCATCATCTTCACTTCGGGCGACAGCAGTAGCTCGTTCGTCGTCCCGACAATCCGGTCCAGCTCCTGAATGGTCTGTTGGCCGCTCATCAAATCTTCCTCAATAAAAAGCCCGCACGGGGCGGGCTTGGTAACTGCTGCGGCGTCATGCCGCCGGGAACTGGTCGTCGTAGGTGTAAACGCGGGCGTCGTAGGGCATGCCCTTCATCGCCGTGTTGCCGTTGGCTGGGTCAGAACTGGTTACCAGCACCGGATAGGCCCAGCGCGAGGCGGGACCGAACAGGATGTGAGGCGGCTCAAGCGGGCCATCAACCTCCGGCGTGAAGTCGAGAGCGTCGACCCGCACCGTGTACTGGTCCACCTGCGTGGCAGTCCATGGCCCGGATAGCGTGCCGTCCGGCTTGCGCACACCGATCCGGTGCTCGCCGCCGGCGCTGAAGTCCAGCGGCTCCGATGAGGTCAGCAGCGTTCCGGATCCGGTTACCTCGAAGGCCAGCAGGATTGCGCTCTGGCACCGCTTTGGCGAGTCATCAGCAACGGCCGCGAAGCTCAGGTAGCCGCTGTTGCTGCCGTCCATCTCGGTTTCCCAGGTGTAGATGTCGGTCCGGAACTTCTGGTGGCCACGGCGGCGCATACCGATGCGCCATGCTCTGGTCTTATCGCTGACACCCGGCATCTTGATCTTTTCGACCTTGGTGCCAAGGTCGCCTGGCCACCGGCACTCGACCGTTTCCCACGCCCAGGTGGTGCGCGAGAAGAACTCCACATCCACGCCGTCGAAGTCGTTGATCGACGGCATGGCGCCGCTGATCTTGAGCATCTTGGTCATGTTCTGTGGCGAGTAGGTCTGCGTTTTCGGGCCGTAGGTCACGTCGAATGCGGCCCGGGCACTATCACGAACCGGGCGCAGTAGACCACGGAAGGTCACCAGCTCCCCGAACCCGCACGCCAGCGCGTTGTTGATCATGTCCTTGACGGTGATCGTCGACTCCAGCGTCTCGTCGTAGGTGTCGCCGCGGGCAACGCAGGTGTTGTGGAAGGCCTGCCACTCGGGCAGATCCAGGTCATCATCCGTGTACCCGCGCTGCTTCAGCTGGTAGATGCACCACGGCACGATGTCGCGGGTTGGTCCGGTACCGCCCTCCATCAGCGGCAGAATGCGGGTTGCCTCGGCGCTGACCTGGCTCTCGGACTGCGCAGAAAGCCGGTCACCGCCACGGATGTTGCAGGTCATCACCGTCAGGCCGGGGTAGCTGGTCGGCGAGTTCTGCATGCGCCCGCGCAAGTCTGTCCAGGTGGCGTCATCCCGCGCTTCATCGTTGATCCGGCCGGGCCGGTCCACGTACTGCTTGCGGATACGGGCCTCGGCCCGCATTGCATATGGCAGCGATACACGCTCGGTGAAGCCTTGGGCATCGAGAGAGCCGCCCACGTTCATGTACTGGAGCTGCGTCCAGGCACCGGCCACGTCCATGTCGCGGTACTCGAACACGTAGTAGGTCGGGATCTCGTAAATCTGCCCTTCCCGGCCGATGCCAGCCAGGCCGTTGGCGTAGGTGACGGTCCACTCCAGCTGGGTGACCTTCTCGTTTTCCGGGCAGCAGGCGAATGGCCCACGGTAGCCGCCCTGCAGGTTCGAAGCGTCCAGCGTGATGAGGCCGTTCACGGCCTGCATGGCGTTGAAGCCGGGCCAGCCGGCGTCGGTTGATCCGGACGAGGTCAGGCGCTCGACCTCGAGCAAGCTCGTGCTGAAGGCCGTGATCCGGTACCGCAACCCGCGCGGGCCGATGGTGGCCAGGCCCTGGCCCAGCGCAAGGCCCACCACAGGCGATCCACCGTCGTAGTCCAGCGTCATTTCCGCTGGCTGCTCGGGAATAGCGCTGGTCGTTGCTGTGCCGGTAACGCCGACAGGAGACGACCCCAGAATGGTAGATGCACCGGTCGCAGTGATGGTCTGGCCCGCAAACGGGGTCAGCTCAACGAAGCGCAGAAGTCCGCTGCTCTGCTGCGCCTGGAATGGCGTCCCGCTGAGCTGGGTATTCAGTGCGGATACCAGGCCAGTGAGATCGGTTGTAGCGGTGTTCAGCGTCACCGGGTAGGTGGACGCGCCCCGTACCAGGCTAAAGCTCAAAGGCGTGACGTCGAAGTCGTACCTGCTGGGCGCGGCCGAGCCGGTCAGCGTCGACGCGGTGCCGGGGTTGGCCGGTACGCCAGGGCTGTATGGCGTGTAGCTGTTGACCACGTATAGGCCAGCATTCGCCCCGGCCACCTCAATGAGCATCCCAGCCGTGGGATTCAGCATCTCCAGCGGGCCACGGATGATGTCGCGGCCTGCGCCACCGTCGATCACCGTGTAGGTGTAAGGCGCAAGCACACGGACGATGATTCCGTTCGACCAGTCGGCCGGGAACTGGCCAGAGCCGGACGGCAAGCTGATCGTATCGCTCACGAACTGGTACGCCGAAGCCGTGGCCGATCTGGTGAGGTCGGTGGCCATGGTCAGTTCCAGGCCGGCCGAGCCGCTGGAGCTTGCCCCAACCTCAGGAACGTTGAACCAGTTGATGTGGGCGGGGTCGCCCGACAGATCAGCGCCTGGCGGGTAAATCGTGAACGTTGCATCGGATCCGAGGGAGATCAGCGGGGTCTCGCCAACCTTGACCTTGGCCAGCGGTACCTCGTACTCGCCTTCGCCGATGTACAGCAGCATTTCCACGCGCTGGTCACGCGGGGCGACATGCGCCCGGCGGGGCTGGGTCAGATACGACGGATAAACCCGCTGATGGCCGGCGATCTGGCGCACCGGCTCCCCCAGCTTGACTTTGTTGCCCTTGGCGCTGGCCTCGGTCAGTGGATCGCCCTGCTGGGTGCCGGCGCTGGATGGCATGCCGGGCATCTTGGGCATGATCGACTTCAGCACCGCCTTGGCGCCCTTGAACAGCGCGAAGGTGATGGAAAACGGGTCGGTTCCCTTGGGCTCCCGGTAGATCTGAAGCAGGTCGGCAGGCTTGAACTTCACCTTGTGCCAAAGGTGCTGTTCGATCACCTCATCGTTCAGCACCACGCTGATTGGCGGGCTTTCCCGGCGCTCATACGACGGAGCCAGGGCCTTCAGCCATTCCTCGATCGACATGCGGCGGTTGGTCTTCCAGGTGCCGAGCGGCGCCGTGTTGCTCAGCTTGTTCGGATAAAATTCGATCATCGGTAATACACCACCCTTGGGTGAGCAGCTTCGAACTCTCCGGTAGTCCGGAGGCAGGCGCCGCCGGGGTTTGTGTCCAACACCTTCAGCCTGCCTTCGCTTTCAACCACCACGCCAACGTGTAAGCACAGAGCACCCCGGAACACGGCAGCAATGGCTCCAGGCTCTGGGGCGCATTCCTCCATGCCCTGGCGCAGGTCGTGATAGGCCTCGGTGTTGGCCCTGAGCTTGTTCTTGCCCACGGCGCCGAGGCTGGGCAGCAGCGGCAGGCCGAACACCTCATGGCGCACCGCGATGCACAGCCCCCAGCAATCGAAGGCAATAGGACCCCGTGCACCCTCGCGATACGGGGCGCGCATGAATTTCTCGATCATGGTTAGAGGTACTTCAGGCCAGGTGCCAGGGTGGTGGTCAGCACGGTGCGCAGACCGTTGGTGTTGAGCAGGTCGAAGAATCCGGCGGTGAGCTTGGCCACGTCGTCTTCATATTCCCGGCTGAGCAGCGTCATGCGGTACCGCTCTTGCGGGAACGTCAGGTCCTCGGCCAGATAGCGCCGGAAAGTGATGATGAAGCGGTCGTCGGCTGCTTTGGCCTCCTCCACGACCTCCTGCACCTCGCCCGTGACGTTGTCCAGCCCCAGCACCAGGTTCTGGAACGCGCTGTTGTCGTTCTTGGGCAGGGCCAAGTCCATGGCCATTGCGACGAAGGTCAGCGTCCGACCGTCCTCGGTGGTGCACACCCGGTCTTCCCAGCCGGAGCAGTAAAGGTGAGAGACCGTGCCGCCCTCCTTCCTCGCCTCGATCGTGTCGACCAGCTCCCCGCGTCCCGAGGCGTAGCACTCTTCGATCAGGCTCATCCGAAGTACTCCGTGTGCCATTTCTCAAGGATGGATTGCAGGCCGGCGTTGAACTGGTCGAGCGGCATGCCCAGGTAGGCGCCGAGGTATTGATCCTCGGTGTAGACCGGGCGCTCTTTGAGCTGCAGGACTGCCGAATACCGCCAGCGGGTTATCTGCGTCAGGTCGGGGCCTTGATAGATGCCTTTGAAGTGCGCCTGGTAGGTCTTGAGCCCCAAAGGCGTCTGCAACTGCATCTCGAACCATTCGAAGCCGTTGTTGATCGCCCAGACATACCAGCCCTCAAACAGCGCCGCCTCTTCCTGGCTGAAGTTGAAGTTGACCTTCACCTCAGTTGGAACATACCTGTGCCTGACCCGGTACCGCGTGCGCCCAGTGGCCATCTGGGTAGCCCGCATCGGATCAACCGTGCTCAGGCCATACCCCTCCTGCAGAGGAAGTGGCAATTCTGCCGGGTATTGAATCATTGCCATTCCTCAGCTGAGGTTCGTTTTAGGTGAGAGGGCTGAGGCCCAGCGCTTCCTCGATGCGGGCGAGCCGCCTTTGCAGCAGAAGCTCTTTCTCGTCTGGCTGAGTGGGCTCAGGGCCAGGCGCAGTCGTACACGGCCCTGTCTCGGCCTCTTCGCTTTCGGTGGTGCTCATGGATTTTCCTCGTCAAGACCCCTGCCGGCGGACGCCGTAGGTATCCTCGATCGCCTGAGAAAGCGGGCCTCCTCCGTAAATGTCAGCGACACTCACGTCGATATGCTGAGTGCCATCCTCAGTGGTTCGTTGATCAACTTGGCCGGCACGGGAGCGATCTTGGATCAGGTTTACTACGACATTGGCCGGAGCCTGCGTAGCTGCTGTCGGACCCGATGTTTGCGTAGAGGCGACTGAACCACCCCCGCCAGCCACCGATACCCGCTCATTCGAGTTGATCGCCTCGAGCAGAGCCCGGTTGCGCTTGGTAGCTGCGGCATTCACCACGAACTCGCCATCGCTCAGCCGGGCCATGATGCTGTCGGAGGTGCCGGTACCGGCTCCGGACACATAGCCACCAGTGGCGAACCCCGGGATTACAGCCAAGCTGGATGCCAGAGCAGTGGTCGAAGTCAGCGCCGCCGCCGCGGGCACGGAGTTGGCGCCCAGCGTTGCAAGGGATGCCATCGCCGCCGCCGGCGCCCAGGCCGTGGCAGTAGTTCCGGCCAAAATCATGCTCTGGCCGGCTGCCGCAGTACCAAGGGTGGCGTTCAGCGCCGCATTCAGCGCCATCTGCACGCCCATCTTCACGAAGCCCGCGAGAATGTCGCGCACCACGTTACCGGCGATGTCACCCAGGCTGCTGAACGACAACTGCCCATCCATGATCGCGTCGGTGATGTCGGTGGAGATGTTGTTGAACGCGCTGGAGAAGATGTACTCCGTCTGCCCGGCGATATCTCGCGCCTGGTTGCCGAAGTTCTGCACCGCTGCAGTCCACCCGTTGATCGGGTTGAGCATGGCCTGGTCCATCTGCGCCCAGCCGGCCTGCATCGCTGCAAGCTGCTGGGGCAGGAACTCGTTGATGGCGTCGATCTGACCTTGGAGTGCCTGGCGCTGCTTCTCGTCCGTGGCGTTGGCCAGTTCGGTTTGCAGCTGCAGCAACCTGTCGTTGGTCTGCATCTCCAAGTTCAGCCGCTGCTGCATGCGCGAGGTCTGCAGGTCGCCCATTCCGACACTGGCGGCATCAAGCTGGTACTGAGCCTGCTCGTTGACCAACTGGCGCTGCAGCTGGGCGCGGTACTGCTCCACGGCGGTAAGGCCCTGGGCACCCTTGAGTGCTGCTGCGTAGTTGATCGAAGCCTGGGCCAGCGCTTTGCTGTATTCCTCCTGGGTGATCTTGCCCTTGGTCAGCGCTAGGTCGAGTTGGCCCTGCTCCTTGGTGAGGGCTCGGGCGGCCTGGGCGGCTGGGTCGTACTGGCCGTACAGGCGGGCGAAGGTGTTCTCCGCCTCAGCCACACCGCGGTTGACGTTCTTCGGCGCGTTCTTCTTCGCCTCGCGGGCTTTGATGTCCGCGATTTCCTGCTCGATGTTCTTGCGGGCAGTGGCGTACTTTGTCTCTTGTTCGGAATTGAAGCCGCCGGCCGCCATCGCATCAGCGCGGGCCTTGTCGAGGTCCTCCAGCTGCTTCTGCAGCTTCTGGGTCTGGGTTTGCGCGGCAGTGAAAGTCGAGTTGATCAGATCCACGCCTTTCTTGCCGGCGTCTTGAACAAATCTGTTGGTATTGCCTTCCCACGCCTTCCAGGCTTCGTCGGCAATACGGCCCTGCAGTTCAGTGGCTCGCTTTTCCAGCGCCTTGAGGCTGTCGGGGTTTACGCCCATAAGGCTGCTCGCGGCAGACCCGTACTTGCTTATGGACTTGCGTGCCTCGGCGATCTGGTTATAGACATCGGCCAGTTCCTGTTCAGGAGTGGTCTTTCTCCCAACATCAAGCATCGCATCCCAGGCTTTCTTGGCGAAGCTGCCAAGGGATTGCCAGGCGGACTCCAGGGAGCCGAGATTGCTTTCCATCTCTGCCGATCTGGAGCTCAATGCTGTTGCATACAGATCGGTCGCCGCCCTTGCGGCATCGATGGTTTTCCCCTGCTTTTCCAGAGATATGATGTTCGCGTACTGGCTGGCAGTGAGGAAGTTGAGCTCTGCGTCGAGCTTCTTCACTGCCTCAACTGGACCTTTAGCGATCTCGTTGAAGGACTGAACCACCTTGGTAACGTCTTCCCCGGTCTGCTTGGACCAGGCCAGTGACGCTTTCGTGATCTGCGCATACATGGGGGTGAGAGCGTTGCCGGCCCCGGCAAGCTGCTCGAGAACCTTAGACGCTGCGCCAACAGTCGTGCCAGTGTTGGCCACCTGCTCGGCAAGGTTGGCAAGTTCGCTGTAGCTCGTACCTGCTGCGTTCCCATTCCTGATAATCGCATCAGTCAGTCGATCCGACTCTTCGGATCCCTTGTAGTACGCCAGAGCCAGTGTGCCAGCTGCTGCGGCCGCCACTGTGAACGGATTCACCAGGCTAAGGACGTAACCACCAAGGGCCTTGGCCGCAGGTAGAGCGCCGCCGAACATATCCTTTAGCTGACCGCCCTGCTGCAGGAACACCGTGAGCGGCGCTTGCCCGCCCTGAAGGCTAACCGCGATATCGGTAAATTGAGCAGGCACTCCCCGCAATGCTGCCTGGTAAGCCTTGGCCGACATTCCAGCCTTGTTCATGGTCGTGGTGGTTTCGCCGAGAGCTTCTCGCATCGTGTTGATGCGCTGGGTGTACTCGACGAATGTGTCGCTCTCGACGACGCCAGCCTTCTTCAGCTTGGCCAGCTTTTCCTGCATGTCATCAAGACGGCCCAAGGCGGCAACCGTGGGGTTGATCTGACCCAGCAACTGGGCGAGCTCTTTGCGCTGATCATCAAGGCTACTGCTCACACCATCGGCAGATGAGGCCGCTGCATCGCCGGCCCTCTCCATGCGCTCAAGGGATGTTGTCAGGTCGTCCGCATTGCGCTTCGCGCCCCGCGAGTCGATCGTTACCGCCAGGCGGGATTCCTGGGTCATACCTTTCTCCGGGCATAAAAAAACCCGCCGAAGCGGGTCTTGTATGTGTTTGGTGTTAGCTCACCACTAGCGAGCTGCCACAGTGCTTGCACTTGATGGCTTCCACCTTGATATCTTCAGCGCAGAATGGGCAGGTTTTTGTGGCTGCGGCAGCCTGTTCCACTACCGGCGCCTCTTTGTCCTGAGCGGCCACTGCAGGTGCCGTTTCTGGCTTTTTGAAGGCCCATACCAGTGCGACTACCCAGCCAATCAGCGACCAGCCGAGGAACAGGTTAACGAGCGCGATTGAGGCGATATTGGTATGCCCGCGCAACTTAGCTTCGATCGTAGGAAGCATGTAAAGCAGCGGCACGCTGACCAGCCCAGAAAACACGACCAGCTTGCCAAAAGCATTCAGCTCATTAGCTGGTATGGTCCCCATGCCCAAGCTGTAAGCAGCCAGAAATGCCAAAACCACGAATCTCACTGCAAACATAAACTCATCCCTGTATGAACGTATGGCTGGATGCTAGCACTTCGCGGGTGCACGGACCAACGGATGGTCTGATACAGCGGCTACTTCTTGGGCCTGGCTTTTTCGCCCTCTTTTTGATTCTGCTCATCCCACCGCCGGCGGAACTCGTCGTCCAAGGCGAAGATGGCGGCATCGAACTCTTCGCGACATATCACTGAGGGGTAGCGGTCGAGGTATTCGGCGATGGCGGCCGGTGCGATCGGGGCCGGAGCGCCCATCATACCGACGTACTGCCGGGACCGGCCGATGTGGCCGTAGGCCTCAAGGATCTCGGCTACCACGTCGTCGATCTCCGGCGGTTCCTGCGCCGTCAGCCCGAGGCGCTCATGCTTCCAGCGCTTCTTTTCGTTCTCGGGCCCGGCCCAGTCCCTACCCCAGCGATATGCCGCTACTGCTTTTCCGCAGTGGCCTGGGCCTGCTCCTCGATGCGCTTGGCGATGTCTAGGGCGGTGCGAAGGGCCAGGAAGTAGACACTTGGCATCTGCTCGATCAGCGCCTTGCACAGCTGCGGGGTGTACTTGGCCGGCTCGCCCGGGCGCTCTTCGACATCGATACCCTGCCAGTCCTTGATCAGGTGCTTGGTGGCGAGGTCGATGAACAGGTCGTCGTCGGTTTCGAGCTCGACATCGGGGATGGCGTCGATGGTGAAGCCTGCAGTGCCCACGCCAGCCTGCTGATTCAGCGCGGCAAGGTGTCGGCGGATCACAGCCTGGTGCGACTTGTAGATAGGGTTGGCGATGGATGCGACCAGAATCGCGGCCGTGTCCGGCCCCTTCTCGCATTTCACAGCCAGGCCACCCGGGCCTACCTTGAAGTGCACCCAGCGCTCGCCGTTGATGTCCAGTTCTGGCTTTCTTGCAATGGTGATGCCCATGGTATTCCTCTGCGGTAAAAGGCCCGACGCACACCGCAGGGCGCGCCGGGCAAAGGGTTAAGCGGTGACGGTGACAGCGCAGGTATCGGTCTTGGTGCCGTCTGCGACGCTGGTGGCCGTGATGGTGGCGGCGCCAACTGCCAGAGCGGTGACCAGGCCTGTCTCGCTCACGCTGGCGATGGTCGGGGCGGAACTGGTCCAGGTGACTTGCTGGCTGGCACCGGCCGGGGTGACCACGACTTCGAGGTCGCCGGTATCACCAGCTTCCAGGCTCAGGGTGGCCGGGGTGACATCCACCGCAGCCACAACGATCGGAGTCGGCAGCCGGGTGATGGTCGGGGCGACACGGCGGGCGGTGTAGTTCAGTTCGACCTGAATGATGTCGGTCGAGCCGCCATCAGGCCAGTCAGCTGTCACTTCCATCTCGGGGATCATGAACTGGTAGCCGCCGTCGGCGTTGCCGATGGTGAATTCCAAGCTGATCGCGTCGTTGCCCTTCTGGGCCTTCCACAGCTCGTAGGCCATCTTCGACCAGCTGATGGTGATCGCGCCGGACGGGGTGAAGGTGGTGGCAATGATGTTGCCCGGGTACGGGTTGCCGTTGCCGATGCAACGCTGGGTCTGCACGTTGTTGTCGAACTGCAGGTTGAAGCTGTCGACGCAGGCGTTGCCCTCGCCAACCTGGACGCCGTTGATCTTCAGGCCGCTGATGTCCTTGAAGCTGAAGCGGCGCTGGCTGGCCTCGGGCTGAGCGTTGATGATGAACGACGTGTTGTCGCCCTTGTCGTCCCAGGAGCGCGCCGCCATGGTCATGGTGACCGTGACCTCGTTGTCGCCCGGGAAATCGAAGTTCATGTTGGCGACTTGCACGCCGCGGGCGATGGCAGAGACGCCGATGTCGGTCGCGTATGATGCGATCGAGAAGGTGATTCGGTCGTCACCCATGGTCAGAACGTTGCCCGCCCAGTCCTTACCGAAGCAGGAGGCCATGAAATCGTCCAGTGCGCCAAAGCGCCACTTGGTTTCGATATCGCCGCCCACGTCCACAGTTGTCTGGGCGGTGCCCTGCGACATGCGGGTGAAGCCGATTTCGTTGTTCTCTTCCGAGTTGAAGGTAGGCATCAGGCCGTTGCTGATTCGCGTCAGCACGTTCCAGTCGCCATCCGGCGTAAAGCCTGGAGTTACCTCTTTGATCCAGGCAAGCTGGACCTTGGCTCCGCTCGACATGCGGTTTCTCCTATCGATAGGCGTAAAAAAACCGCCATGTGGCGGTGGATGTTGAGGGCTCAGTAGGCCCGGTATGGGATCGACACGTTGACCTGGTACCAGCCATGGCCGTCATCGCCAATCGTCGCAGCCGAAGCCGCGTAGCAGTCGAATGGCCCGGTCGGATCGCTGTAGAACTCAAAGTGCTGTACCAGCGTGTCGGCGGCCTTGGTGATGGCCAAAGTTCCCTTGTAGCTGGGCACGAACAGCTGAACCATGATGATGCCGGTACGGCGCACGCACGGGCCGATGCCGGTCTCTGGGGCGCTGGCCAGGCCTGGTACGTCTGCCAGTCGTGCCCATATGGACTTGCCAGCCGGGTTGAAAGGCCCTTGCGGATTGTTCGGGTAATCGACAGCGTCTGCGGGAATGCCCGCCCACTGCGTCATGCGGCCAGTGACGATGGCCCGGATCTGTTCGAAGGTCATGTCCTGTAGGCCTCGGCAACGCCGTTGAACGACACCGCGTAGATGCCAGCCGGCGCCTGCTGGGAATGTCCATCCTCAAGCGGGCCTGCATACGGCAGATTGTTCTGGATGAAGACCTGCGTGTATGGCTCTAGGCCGGTTACCGCCCGCACACCCGCCTGGAGGGTTTCTGCGCCCGTTGGGTCGACGTTCACCGTACTGGTGTAAACCGGCGCCCCGACGCTGACGATGTTGTTCCCACGGAATCGCCCGGTATCCACCGGCGAGCGCAGAACGATTTCGTTGAGGAGCGCGATGGCGATGACTCGAACGCGCTGGCTCAGCTGCTCCTCAACTACGCCCGCGAACATGCTTGGCGGCGTGCTCCAGCCTCTTTTGGCCATGCCTATTTCCTCAGCTGGATCTCGTAGTGGGCCTTGGCCGGGTCGATGCCGGGGCTGACGATTCGGTATTTCACCGGCTCGCCTGTGATCAGGTCGGCGGCGGTGATCTCGTGGCCGACTGCCGGCTTATCGGTGACCTCGCTGGCCAGGCAGATCAGCAGCACGTCACCCACCAGGATGTTGATGTTGTCGATTCGCCGGCTGTCGTAGCTGTCGAACACCCCGCGCCCGGTATAGGCCACAGGCTGCGCGGTGGTCGTCTCGCTGACCGGATCCCATACGCCCGTGCCCATGTAAGACCCAGCGAAGGCCTGCACAGCATCAGCCAGATCATCGTCGAATGCCTCGGCCAGGTCGGCCTGGATATCGTCACGGAGACCCATGCCCTACCCCCTCGACACGCGAAACGCGAATGGACTGCTGCGCCACGGGGTGAGCAGGGCCAGAGCCAACTGCACGCACGCTGGCTGGGCGGCCGTGCTGGTCTTATCGATCGAGCCGAAGGTCTTGCTGGTGGATACCGAGCCAGCCTTGACCGTTTTGGCCTCGAGCGATCCCTCGGTCTGCTGTTGATACAGCTTTCCCTGGGATGCGCACTTGGCCAGCCGAGCGCCAGCCTCCTTCACGTCGTCGGGGATGTCGTCCATGTCGATGCCAACCAAGTTGAGCGCAGTCAGGTAGGCGTTCGCCTCGAATACCGCTTCTTCCTTGTCGGCGTCGGGAGCCCAGGCAGCCCCGAGGATGCTATCCACGTCGGCCACGGTGATGTAGGTAGCCATCAGGCCTCCGCTGAAATGAGTGGGGCCGATGCCCCTGTGTTACTTGGCGAGTTCGTCGACCTGCTTCTGCAGAGACTCTTTCGAGGCGTTGGCGCGATAGGTGACGCCAGCAGCGTCCAGCTTGGCCTTGAGCTCAGCGACCTCTTTGGCCTCGCGGTCTTCTTCGGTCTCTAGCTCACGCTTGGCTGCTTGGGCCAGCAGGTCATCCACTTGCTTCTGCAGGCGATCTGCCCTTTCAACTTCACCGTCGCGCTCGCGCTGCAGACTGGAGATTCCGGCGTTCACCGCCTCAAGCACTTCGAACAGGCGTGATGCGGTTTCACCTAACTCGCCCACCGGACGATCCAGGTTCTGAACGGCGAACGATTCAACGATCACCCCGATGGATGCGAGCTCAGCCTTCAGGCGATCGACAGCTTCCTGGCTCAGCGCGCCGGGCTCAACCAGAACGGCTACTTGGGTCAGTTCGGGGCGAATGGTCACCTCGGGCACGAACTTGGCCTCTCCACGCCGGCTCTCTGACGAGTTGGCATCCACGATGACCAGGCCGTTTTCCTTGGCCAGCGCTTTGATGTCTTCCTGGTACTGGTGGAACGGGCCCGGCAGGTACCAGATATTGTTTTTGCTCATGATCATGTCCTCAACGGGCCAGGCCGAAGCCCGGCCCGCCATCAGGTTACTTGGAGGCGTCACCGATCAGAGCCACACCGGCGGTGTGCTTGATGCTGGTGGCGGTCTTGTCCCAGTTGGTGCCGGTGGCGATCTCGGCATCGGTCGGGGACTTGCCGCCGGCAGTTGTATCCCAGGTGTAGCCGCGCAGACCAAGGCCGAAGGTGTAGTCAACCTGCAGCGTGGTCTCGATCCGCTCCTTGCCGTTGTTGGTCTGGACGTTGCTGATCATGTCTCGGCCGTCATGCACCAGTGCCGCGCCTTGTACCAGGGAGAGGATGATCTCCTTGTTGGGCGTGCCGGTTTGCATCAGCGCCGGGGCATCGGTGACCACCGAAACCTTGCCAAGGATATCGACAACGCGGACGTTACCGGCCTGGAACAGCTGCTCGGCATTGGTCAGGGCCTGGCCGATCAGCTTGTGGTAGGTGGTGCCTTGCATCACCTGGGTGACCAGGTTCTGGCTGGCATCCCCGAACTTGGCGTGGGCGTTGTTGAGTCCGACCTGAGTGATACCCGCAGTGGCCGACACGTCGTTGACTGCAGCGGCCTGGGCAGTGATCGCGGCGACCAGGGCGGCGATGGCGGTGTTCAACTGGTCCTTCAGCAGGATCTCAGCGAACGCGCGGGAGGCGACCTCGATGCCTTGGGCGGTCGGGCGCTCCAGCCAGGTCATCTGCGACGGCTCGTAGCGAACTGGGCCGAAGCCGCCAGCTACTTTCACCGAGGAGTTTTTGAGCTCGGTCAGGTCGGTGATCGGCGCGGTGCCGTTGGCGGCGTAGCGATCAACGCGGCGCTGGGCAGCGGCCAAGGTCTGGAAGAACGACTCTTGGAGGAAGTCGCCGGTGAAGCCGTCCGGGGACAGCACGATGGCGCCGCGGCTGGCGGCGTTGAACGCCACGAGCATCTGATCCAGCGTCTCGATAGTCGCTGGCATGATGTACTCGTTGAAGACCTGCATTTGGGTCAGGGACATGGGTGTTTTTCCTTATTTCAGTGGGAGGTCTGGGAACCGGCCAGCGATCGCTGCCGTGCGTTCCTCTTTGGTGCCGCCGATGTTTCCTTTTGCGGCCCCGCCGCCCTTTCCAGCACCCCCGGCCCCGCCGCCAGATGCTTTGCTGCCAGCGATCAGCGGACCGAAGGCCGGATCGTTGGTGAATTCTGCTTTCAGCTCGTCCAGCGTTGCCGCTGAGAGCTTGCCGGCGGCGTCCAGCACGACGACGGTTGGCTTACCGTCTCGCTGCTCGACGCTCAGCCGGCGTTCGATGTGGGGAAGCAATGCCTTGGCGCTGCCTGGCACGGCCAGAGCAGTCGCGATCTCGGTGGCAGTACGCCCTACAGTCAGATCCCGGATCTGGCTTTGCAGGGTGTTACGCTCGTTTTCCAGCGCCGAACTCAGCTCAGCTTCGCGGCGGTTGTACTTCTCGGACCAGGACTTTTCGAGCTCCTCGACGTTGCCAGACTTGCGGGCGGCCTCTTCGGCCTCGGCCCGCGCCTTTTCTTCGGCCTCGCGGCGGGCTTTTTCGGCAGCCTTCTTCTCGCCCAGGAGTTCCTCCACCTTGGCCTTCAGGCCGGTGACGTCTTCCTGCTGAGGGAGCCCGTCGATACCCAGGACAAACTTGCCGTCCTTCTCGACGTACAGGGCCTGGATGGATTCGTCGACGCCGTCGAGGCTGTCCAGTTGGAATTTCAAGGTCATTGCTGTCTCCCAGAGACGTTGAGCAGGCCCTGCCTGCGGGTACAAAAAAGCCCCGGCTCAGCCAGGGCTTGGAAATTGCGCGCCACGAAATAGAGGCGCTGTGTTTTGTGGCGCGGATCAGTTCAGGCCGGCCCGCTCGAAAGCCATCGGCTCACGCTCGCGCAGCTGCTTGAGGGTCAGGGTCTTGCCGTCGTCGTCGACGAACCGGTCGATGGACAACTCGCCCTTGCTGAACAGTTCGTAACGCGCAGGCCCGAGCACGTCCTTTTGGAACGCTGCAGGCTGCCGTGCAAGCCATTCGGCGTAACTGGTCTTGCTGTTAACCTGCTCGGCACCATCAGGGCCGACAGAAGGCCTGGTTGAGCCAGGGATTTCCCGGGCGAACTCGTCTTTCAGCACCGGGATGACCGTGGTCCGGCACCGCCAGTGATACGGAGGCTTAGGCCCATCCAGCGGGATGATCGTCTGGTCGATGCTCATGCAGAACAGCGTGGTGCGGCTGTCCAGGGTGGCGATCCGGCGCATCCCCTTGAGGATGTCGTCGTTATCCTTGAGCACTTCCACGCGCGCTGTGGTGGCGATGTGGTTGGTCATGGTGTTGACCAGGGCCTGTGCCTGATCGCGCTGCTGTACGCCAAGTGACGTCAGCCGACGACTGATCTGGCCGGACGTCTCACCCAGCGCAGACCCCATCCGAATCTCGCTGATGATCTCAGCGCTCTTCTTGGTGCCGTACTGGTCGAGCGCGCCGTTGATGCTGATGCGCTGGCGGCCCTTGCCGACCTCCAGGTCGAGAGGGTCAGCAAGCGCTGCTGCGGCGATCTGCTCGATGCTCGGCCTGTTCAGCTGGACGACCGTCTTCACGACCTTACCCAGCAGAGTCATGTTGAACTCAGCCTCATAGCCACCGAATTCGGTCAGGTCGAGCACCGCCTGCTGCTTCATCTCACCGTAAACGCCCGCCAGCTCGCCCTGTAGCTCTTGGATCTGCTTCTCGTAACGTTGAGTGCCGTATCGGCTCAAACCTTCTGATACGCGAGATTTGGCGGTGCTGATGGCCTTGGTGATGAACTTGGCCAGGCGCTTGAGGCTACCTCCGGCGTATCGCTGCACGTGCACCTGGTGACGAGTCGCTGTATCGGACAGATAGCCGTCACTGCTCATCGCCACCATCTCCGGTGTCGTTGCCGGTCACAGGCGCCTGCTCGGCAAGCTCATCGTCGATCAGCTCATCGGTGCGGTCAGCCTCAAGCACGCCGCCCTGGCGCAGGTTGGTGCGCAGGTCGGACTTCGCAATCAGGCCCTGCTGCCACAGCTGGACCTGCGCGAGGATGTCCTGGGCGGTCATCGTCTCGTCGAAGAACGATTGGTTGAGCCAGAACACAGTCCCTTCCTCGTCCGGCTCGCCCATCATGAATCGTTCGGCGTCGAGGATGGCCCGTTTCAGGGCCTCGGATACGTTGCCGGCGATGGTGCCCAAAACGCTGTTGTCCGAACTGTAGCGGATGCGCACGGCCTCTGCCGTCTCAGCGCCGCCCGCCTTCTGAACGATACGGGCGCCGATCATCAGCATCTGCTCTTCCTTGTCCTTCATCAGCGTACGAGCCAGTTGGCTCTCCGTTGCCTGGACAAGCTTTGCGTCACCGGACTTGCCGAGGTTGTAGCCCCGGGTCGATCCGATGTGCATGCCGTTCGGGTTCACCTTGGCGAACTCGTCGGCGCTGATATCGGTGGTGATGAACAGCGTGGGCTGGCTGCTGATGAACCCGCTCTCTTCCACCGTGGCGCTGTTGCCGTAGTGCAGGATGTTCACGTCGGCCAGGTCTTCAAGTGGCGACTTGTCGACACTGGCGTCGTTGTTCTGCGAGCCGTAGAAACTGAACAGAATGTGATCGAAGGGGCGGCCATTCTTGTCGAGCGGCGCGACTTCGCTATAGGTGTTGCCGTCCTCGGCGTAAACACGCTGCACATAGCGGCCATCAACCAGCAGCAACACGCGGTATTGGGTGCTCGTTGTGCGCTCCAGGCTGTCCGGACTGAACGTAGACACGCATTCCAGCAGGCAGACATAGACCAGTCGCTTCACGCCATCGACCACCTGCTCATCCCAGTCGATGATCGACTCGGCGCCATAGTGATGGATCAGCGCGCTGCGCCCCTGCATGTCGGCCATGGAGGACACGCCCTCAACCGCAGGGAAGTCCACGAGGAACCCACCCCGGCCTGCGTCAAGGCACTCGCCCACGGCATCCTTGGACAGCTGCTCCAGGCTCGTGCCGTCGCCGCTAGCGTTCTCTTTGAGGTATTCGACCCCGGCGGGCAACTCCAGCTCTGCAGTCTTGCGAAACACCGCACCCAGCAGGCCGGTACGCGTGCGCCCGGTGATGTTTAGGAACATCGCCCGCTTCTTGTACTGCTTGTACCGCGCCTGGTTCTCAGGAGACTTATTCTCCGGGTCCGGCATCGGCAGGTAGATATCGTGCTTGCGCACCTCTCGGGCGCCCGCCACGCAGCGCTTGACCAGCTGCCAGCCGGGCAAGGCCTCCGAGTACTCTGCCCGGGGTAGGAAATTAGGCATGGATGGCCTCAGAAAGTGAACGAGATCGGCACGTGAGTAACCGGCCTGCTGATCGGATAGTCGTGGTGGATGAAGTAGCCGCCGGCGTCGTTCGCGTGGTCGACGCCAGATTTCTTGTCGGGCTCGCCATTGGGCGCCCACACCTGCTGCTCCAAGCCATCCGCGTAGGTCGGGCAGCGCAGCGGGTTAATCAGGTAGCGGCGCTCGCCATTCGCGTTGCAGAACATCGCGTTCATGGCGTTGATGCGGTCTTTAACCGGTGGGTTGGCATCGGGGGCGATCACGCTGAACCCGGCCTGACGCAGGATGGCGATGTCCGTCTCGCTGGCATTGACCGACTTGCGCGACCCGCCCGAGGCGTCCGGGTAGATCCTGATCTCGCAGGTCTTCTCGTACGTGTTGCCGTTGTGCCGCCAGTAGCGCTCCTTGATGCGCCGGATCATGTCCGGGGTGTCGAAGCCGTCTATCAGCTCATCCACTGCCCTGGGCTTTCCGTCAGGCCGTTTGACATGGACAATCGCCGCCATCTTGCCGACGTTGAAGTCCATACCGATAAACAAGGGCTCACCAGGCTCTACGGTATCGAAGCAGGAATTCAGCTTCCGGTCGTAGGCGTGGTAGATCGACCCGGCGTTCAGGTTGACGAACTGGCCATTCAGGTACGCCAGGATCAGCTGTGCTGGGTACGACTCCATCAGCGATGGGATGTAGTCCGGCGGCAGGTTCAGTTCGTTGTCGAACGTGCTGGCCTGCACCAGGCCGTACATACCCTGCAGGGCCGGCTTCTCGCGCAACTGCTTCACGAACTGCTGATAGACGAACTTGAACCCCTCAGGGGTGGTGGTCACGTCAACGCCGTTCTTCAACCCGGGCACGTTGTAGCGCATCCGGGCAATGATCTTGCGCCAGGCGTGTTCAGCCTTCAGCGCGGGCAGAACGTCGAGTTCGTCGACAAGGGCGTGCCCGATCTTGAAGCCGACAATGGTCTGCGGCTTCTCCATAGAGCGGCAGATGGTCGTGCTGCGGTACTGGCCGCCGCTGTAGAACTCGACCTCCTTGTCGCTCTCCTTCGTCTTGACCTTCAGGCCCCAGTCGAAGGCGACCTCCTCGATGGTCGGGAAGAAGATGTCACGGATCTGCGGGTAAGTCGGGGCGAAGTAGCCGGAGTCGATCCGTGGCCATTCCCACACATGCTTGCACAGCGCGGCGCAGCCCACCCAAGTCTTGCCTGAGCCGAACCCGGCGACGAAGCCGCGGAACTTGTTCTCCATGCGCAGGAAGCTGGCTTGAGGCACGTTAAGTGACGGCATCAGGCTTCCTCGCATCCACCACGTCGACCTGCACCCGGGTAGGCGGCACGTTGTCGTGGGGATTTTCGTTCTTGGTCTGGCGGTTCACGTATACATCGCCGACCTCTTTGGCCGCCTGCTCGAGCAACTGCGCAGTCAGGGCCATGTTCTTCATGGCCTCGGCCTTCTCAGCCATCCTTCCCAGCGCACGAAGCCGGAATGCCCGGTTGGCGATAGGGATCTCGGATGTCTCTTCACGGAATCGCTTGCGCGTGTCTTCGAACAGGGTCCGCCAGCGCTTGGCCAGATCTCGGCCTGCGCTCTTGGTGGGGTCATGCGATTCGCACTGCTGGCGGCTCACCTCGATGCCGAATTCTTCTCGGACAGAGGTCGCCACCTGTGCGGGGGTATCGAAACAGGCCAGGGCCTGAACGATAAAGGCTTTCACCTCGTTGCTCAGGGCCGCCATAGGTTCAATTCCGTCTTAGGTCTGTCAAAGGTCAGGCAGACTTGAGCAGACAGGTTCCGCAGGCCCTCGAAATGTTGATCTTGGCCACCTCTGGCGGCCGGCTTGCAGCGTCGATCAGCTGCTGTACGTCTTCGCTGGCACCGTAGCGCCGAACCACGCCGACAAACTCTTCAACGTCATGGCCGCGCAGGTAGAGCTTCGGCAGCCCCGCCTGGGTGAACTTGGGTGCGCCGTACTCATCGGTCGCCTGGGCGATGTGGTAAAGCTCGTGCTCAACCAGTGCGCAGAACTCAGCGTCGGAACACTGGGAGCAGTAGTCGGCGGCCAGGGTGATGAGATAGTCCGGCTCCTCACCGAACCACTCCCTCATCTGTTGCTCTTGCCGAGCCTTCTGCCACCCACCGGCGCGGAACATCAGTTGCTCGGCCTGGCCCAGCACCACCCGGCCCTGCTTGGCAAATCCGCTCGATGCCCACAGGACACCGATGTTGGCGTCGATCAGATGAGCATGCTGGGGGTTATGGATGCTGCCGGTGTCAGCGAGTATCTCGGTCTGGACCCAATCCCACACACCAATGGCCGGGCGCAGCGTGAGCCACAGCGATTCCAGCAGATCAGCCGGCGGCATGGGTCTGCTCATGAGTCACCTGCGCCTTGAAAGGGTGGCGTGTTGCCTGTATTGATACGATTCCAACCAAAGGAAGGATGTCAACATGTCTCAAACTCTTCACTCCGCATCGACCAACGGAATAGCCCGGGGAGTTAGCGCGGAAATGGCGCGAGCTTACGCTGTAGCTAGCGCGCTCGAACTGATTGCTGCAAGGGTGTCTAGCTCCGCATCAGTTCATCTTGAGCAAGAACTGGACAATCTCTCGAAGTATGCCGACCAAATTCAGGCAGCTCTAAAGGTCAAATGACGTACAGTGCCGCACCATCCTGCGGCACACCTACCCTACCAGCTCGCCAATCCTTAGTGTTCTGATCTTCCCGCCAGTGCCGGTATCCCGCCTTGCCGCCATCTCGACGGCCTTTTCGGCAGATGCCCCCATATCCATGGCAGCGAAAGCGAATGGCGTCCCGCTGCCTATGGCATACGGCCTGTCGCGCATGATCGGCGACTTCCAAAGGCCCGTGTCATTGTCGATCGCCACGAGCATCAGGCTCTCACCATCGAGCACCATGGCCGTCACATCGACTGGCCCGGCAGGCTTTGCGCCAAAGTAGACGTCAACCAGCACCGGGAAGTCTGGCGTCGCACCCGAACAGAAGAAGCGCACGCCATCACGGGTCAGGCACTTTTCATAGTCGTCGTAGACGATTACGTCTCCACGAGTGATCTGCGAGTCGTAGGCGATCACGCCATCCTTGTAGGCGATGGTCGTCATTCTGCCTGCTCCAGTCGCTGCCCAGAGATAACCTCGCCCAGGCTCAGTCCGTGGCGGGTACGACTGGAATCAATCCCATCAGCCCGATCCTTTGCCACCATCGCGTCAGCAACCAGATCGGCCTGCTGGCCGCTGGGGAACTCTCCAATCATCGAGGATGATGCGCTGTCAGCGTCGGTTGCGTAGCGGCTCACGATGTAACGGGTAACGGGACGAACCTGGTATTCGGTCTTCATGGGATATCTCCGGCCTGCGCACAGGCTGAGTGGTGTTCGCGCCACGAAACGGCGCACTCTGATTTTGTGGCGCGACTACCAATCCATGGACGAACCAGTTCATCCGTGGACAGTGACACGACACGCCATTGAATCGTCCCGATTAGTCATATTGTTGCCTTCCCAGCCTGGGGCTAATACTTAGTTGTCTGCCTGGGGAGGCCTAAATCATGCAACCAAGATTCGTTATCGTTCCGGCTGTGCCTATCGAAGGTGAATCCTTCCGCATCGGCAACCGGTTCTACGCCGCCACAACTTCCGGCGGCTTCGATATCTACGACAATCAAGAGAAGGAGCGCCTTAAGCGCGGGTTTACCAACAAGTCGGACGCCGCGTCTGAATGCGAAAAAATGAACGCTGCGTCACGCAATCCCGAGGAACTGTTCCCGTTGTTGCGGACTGACTGAGCCGCCCTACCCTGGCTGGAATACATGGCCGCGCCGGGCAACCGCGTACAGCACGATCCCCAGCTTGAGGATCACGCCGTACAGGGTGGGCACGTGGCCGTTCATGGCCAGGACGAACGAGCCGAACGCTCCAATGGCCACCAGGTAGAACGCGACGGCGAGCAGCGGGTGATCCATGGGACGGATGCGGCGCAGGTAGTCGCAAGCAGCGATCACCACCAGCACGCTCAGGAAGGCATTGGCGCCTATCAGGACTGAAATCAGAGTCGAGCTCATCAGGTAGCTCCTTTGGCTCCGAACGACCCCACGAGCGACTTCAGCACCGGGATGATGTTCATTGCCAGAAGGCCTATCAGGAAGGCCACGCCGTATTGGGTTTCTCCGCTAGTGCCGAGGTTGAAGTAGCTGATGGCGAGCGGGGTGCAGAAGATTGCAGATGCGAAGCCGGTGAAGAAGGCTGCTACAGCCTGGCCCCGGGTGAGGCCTCGCAGGAACGTCAGGGAAAGGATCGCCCCTGCGAAGCCACCAATAATCACGCCGTACTTCACCAGCAGGACGCCGGCAGTCGTGCTTGCTGGTTCGGCCATTGGTTGTCCTTGGGAATTCAGGGCCTCTTGAGGGCCTATTCGGGCAATAAAAAACCCGGCACTGGGGCCGGGTTTGCGTGAGCTTCTAGGCTCAAATGGAAAGAGGAATTGCACCAGCAGCAACGCAGCTATACCCGACAGCGGACAAACCTTGAGTAACCGGTACCAACAGGCAATCAAAGACGTCTTTAATCATAGAGCTAACCTCCTTCGCAGACATTACTGCTGCGATCAGCGAATTCATTGATGGAAGGGCAGATACAGCCACAGCCAGAGCAAACAAACCCGCCATCCGGATAGCCGGCATAGCCACTGGAATCGAACCAGTCTTCCCCCGTAGCTATTGGTCACTCCTAAACGCGCAGGAATGACAGGATGGACGCATATTGGCTCATTGGCTCACTCACAGTCAAGCGACATTTGCCACTAAAAGGCCTTCATGGTCGAGGATGTGCTGAGACTCGACCAGTGCAGCGTCTACCTCGCGCTCCAGAGCGCGCCGGATGTCTCTCCTCCAGCGCTCCTGGGGCTTGATTGGGTGCGGATCGTCGCTCCAGTTGTCCATATCGTACCAGGCCGCTGGCAGAACGCTGGTACTCCGCTTGCCATCGACTCCAGGCAGCTTTGGCATGGCCCAGGTCAGGATGGCGCACTGGCGAAAGCGATCCGGGGCCGGCGAGCGATGGGTGCGCGTCAACTCCTCGATGGCCGCATGCTTGCGGTCCACGTGCGTGGAGTACTTCGCCACCAGGTGGCGCCAGTGCGATGCGCTCAGGTTCTTGTGCAGCCGGCTGAACACCATGCAGTCGATGAGAAATGCCGCTTCCTTGCCCACGATTGCGCCTTTTTGCTTGGCGGCCTGGACCTTCGGCTCAAAGTCGCAACCGCCAGCGCTATTGATCGTCTCGGCCGCCAGGGCCCGAACTACTGCTGCCACCACGCTCTGATAGTTCACTGCTTACCCCCTGCCCGCTTGGCCTTGCTCAAAATGAATTCTTCGTAGTACCGCTTGCGGCGCACTGCGCCAGCCCAGGACAGCGATACGCCGCCCACCACCATGAGGGCGGCCAAAATCAGGAATCCCCATGCTGGTGTCATGCTGCTGCCCTCCTCAGGTCTTTGAGCTTCTGCCTGTACAGGGCCTTGATGGCCTGCAGGTCTTCGATGGTCAGGCGCTGGGCCTTATGAGGCCCTTCGAGCCATTCAACCTGGTCGGCGCCGATGCGCTTCACCAGGCGGATGCGGTACTCGACCGCGTTACCGGACAGGTTCCGGTTGCACTTCACGCACTGGCGGTGGACGTTGAGCGGCTCGAACCGCAGCTCGGGGCAGGCGCCCACCGACCGGTAATGTCCGGCGTCCCAGCGGCTGCCGGTAATCAGGTCGTGGTCGCTTGGGTTCGAATCGCAGCTGATGCACGGCAAGCCGGCGTCGCGCTCGCGGATGTAGGCATTGAACGCGGTCTGGGCCTCGGCCATGTGCTCGCGGCGGGTCTTCAGCTTCTCTCGGCGCTCCTGCAGGTCCTGGCGGGCCTGCTTGGTGATGGCCCTGGCCGCGATCTTCTGCAGCTTCGGGTCTTTGGCCATGGCCTTGGCGCAGGCGATGCTGCACACCTTCTGCGTGGTCATGGTCGGTTTGAAATGCTTGCCGCAACCTGGCGCCTTGCACTTCTTGGGCTTGATCTCCTTGACGATCATCAGTACTGCCCTCCCCACCGATCCGGCTCAGTCCAGCGCACGCCGTGCTCGGCGCCGAAGGCGTGCATCACTTCAAACAGGTCGCTGAACCACTTCTGCGACTGCTTGCGGGTCGAGACGCCCAGGACGACGAAGCCGCCGTCGATGCCCGGCACCGCATCCTGCTTCTGCACCGCCGCGCTGAAGATGTGCTTCCAGTCCTCGTCGGTGAGCTTGCGGCCGTACCACTCCACCTGCTGGGAGACGTCGCGGAGCATTGCCCACATCTTTCGGTTGCAGACGTCGGGCCGCTTCTCGTCCTTGATGACCACCACCTTGGGCTTGGTCAGGTCGATGGCGTGCAGGGCGCCATACAGGCGGCTGAGGTCCTGGCTGCTGCGAATGGCGAACTCTGTCATTCGAGCACCTCGTAGGCGCCTGCCTGAACGCATTTGCGCGCAACATTCCTCACTCGTGATTTCGCAAAGTCATCCTGCTTGCTGCCCGGCTGGAGCATCTGCCTTAATTCGTTCCACTCGCTCAAAGCTGAGCGAAATGGCTCATGCACTTTGCACTTCTTGAGCTTTCCGTCGATTTCCAAGGTGAAGATCATGGCGCCACCTTCAGGCCCTGGGCCTCGATGGCTTCGCGACATCCTTCGCGGTAGTCTGCGCCTGCGAGAGGGTCGTACTCATGGCCGGTGATTTTCGGGAGCGTGACCAGCACAGCCTCGCGCGAGGCCTGCCAGGCCCACCAGGACATGCTCACCAGAGGCGGATTTGCGGCTAGGGTATGAGCTGCGAGCTCTCGCGCGCCTTCACCGAGAACCCTGACGTATTCCTCGACGAACCGGGCCTCGAACTGCTCGCGCATCTTGTTGGCTTCCATCAGTTCTGCTCCTTGCCGGCTACGCGCCGGGCCATCACTTCGTCAAAGGTGCGGAACCCGATCACACTCATGTCCCAATACGGCGAGTGGATGTACCGGCCGTAGTCGTCCTTCTCGCCGTCGTCGTAGGTCACTGCGAGCAAGTAATCCCCTTCGCCTTTGGTGAAATGGCGCTCTTCGCCGATTTCCTCATCGGTCTTGAGTTGGGTTTCAATTTCCTGTAGGTGCTCAAGGACGGCCTTGCCGCGCACGCCAGTGATCCCGTTTTCTTCCCAGCCAAGGCCGAATACGGTGTACTCGACGATGATCACGGGGTTGTCGCTGGGCCATGCTGCGGTTTCTGTCTGAACGAACTCATCCCACTGACGCTTGGCTTCTTGGTATCGAGGATCCATCACACCCCCTCCCCGGCCGGCTGCCCGGCGCGCTTGATGTTCAACTTGGCCAGCAGGTGTGCACGGCACGCGGCGGCGCTCGAAGGGATCTGCTGCAGGTCCAGCAGGCGGGCCTGGCGCTGGCTGGCGTATTCATCGGCCAGCTCGATCAGGCTCTTCTGGCTGTCGTGACCGATGCCGGTGGCGATGTCGCCAAGTGGCTCGCCGGCCACCAGCATGCGGATGGTGATGTCGTAGGCGCGGGCGAATACCTTCTCGGCGCGCTCGACCTCCATCGACCCCAGGTTCTGCGCCTCGCACTGCAGGGCCGCGTGGCGCACCGCTGCGTGCGACCAGGTGCGGGAACCCGCCCTGCTGGGGTGGAAGTTCTCCAGCGCCTCTGCCAGGGCCAGCGCAAGCGGCGGGATGCCCATCTCTTCCGGCGTCGGCTGGCACAGCTTGATGAACTTGCCGCTGCTCGGGGCGAAGTCGGTGCCCAGCACCCGGCACTTCTGGATGCCGAAGCGGATCTGCTCCAGGGTGTTGATGCCCGCGGCGACGAAGGACTTGATCCAGCTGCGCTTGGCAGCCTTCAGCGCGTCATCGTCCGGCCAGGCCTGCTTCCACGCCGGGAAGATGGCCTGCAGTTCCTTGAACAGGGCGTTGACCACTTCGGTGGTGCCTGGGTCCAGCTGCTTGGCCGGGCCCTGCACCTCGGCGGGCAGGTTTCGGGCCGTGGCCATGATCTGCGTCACGCTGCGCAGTTTCTGTTGTGTGGTCATAGGTCACCCAAGTCGTCAGCCCATGACGTGTCGCTGAAGTCCGGGCCATTGGCCTGACGCTTCACTGGGAATGGCCGAACATTACTGGCGGTGGCCATGTCACGCTTCACCCACTTGACCAACAGGCTCACCCACGAGGCCTGGGTCTCACAGCGCCCGGATGCCGAGTAGTGGCAAACGAATGCGGCGGTCGCTTCATCGGTGAACAGGTCGACAGGGATACCCATGCGCTTTGCGTAGGCTTTCAGCAGCTTGTCGTCAGGCTTCCACTCAAGGTCCATCTCGGTCGGCAGCTTTGGGTCAACGCCGGATTCCTCGCCCGCGCGTTGAGTGTTGTGTTCTTCCCTTCCATTCCCTTCCCTTCCGGGGTCAACCGGTCGGCGACCAGTCGGCGACTCCTCGGCGAATTGTCGACGACCACTCTCCGACCCATCTTCGATTTCTGCGGGAGGAGCTGGGTATTTGAAGTTCTTTTTCTCGATCTTCTGGTGCTTCCAGCCGCAGATGTGCAGATAGTTCTTGCCTGCTGCCCAGTAGCTGCGGGTCAGCTCGGCCCCTTCCAGTTCGCCAAGGAGCGCGCTTACCTCCTCCGTGGTTATGTCGTCACCGGGGAACACCAGGGCCTTGATCGTGCGCGCGGCCAGCGGGTGATTACCTCCGTCATCGCAGAAGTTCCAAAGGCCGATGAACAGGAGCCTAGCGAGCGGTCGGCAGGACATAACCTGCTCGCTCGACCAGAATTCAGGCTTGATAGTGCGAATGCGGGCCATCATTGGGCCTCCAGGTTGTACTGTGCCCACAGGCCGGCCACCCAGGTGACGCCCTTTGGGGTGAATTTGGCTTGATTGAAGGCGTGGCCGCTGTCACTGGTACCGGTCTTCACAGAGAACCGGCCGGCGTCGATGTGCTGCTGGTAGGCCTGCCACTCGCCGCCCATTCGGTACATGATCTTCTTGTCGAGCAGGAACTCGCGGAAGCGGGCCTCATTAGCCCTCAGCAGCTTGGCGGTCTGGCGGAATCCCTTGAGGCCGGTCGACTGGACGTACTTGTCGACGAACTCGACTTTGGGCGCAGCGATGGCTAGGGCCTGTTGGGCGATCTGCTTCTGCTCCATCTCGTCGGCCCAGGCGCGGGCGGCGGCAACAGGGTTGGAGAAATCAGGCAGTGTTGCCAAGACGCGAGGGGTCGCCGCCTGCTCCAGTTCATGCAGCCGATGGATCACCTTCCGACGTAATGGGATGCTATAGCCGGTAAGCAGTGTCTCGGTCAGCTCCCGGTCAAGGTGAAATTCTGACGTGTATCCCCGGCCGTCCTTGTCTTCTCGGACATGGCTCAGATCTGAGCCATCCTCTTTCAGCGCATCAATCATCTCGCGGATATCGCGAATGACGTTTTTGTGGAGCTTTCCAGTCAGCTCGGCAATCTCCGAGCTGCTCATCGTGACCTCGCGCGCCACGAAACCGTGGTTAGGATTTTGTGGCGCGAGGGCCACGGTATTGCTTTGGATGGTCTGGTGCATATATTATGACCTCACCTAAGCGTTACGAATGCAGTACAAGAAGCCGGTCTAGCCACCGGCTTTTTTGCGTCTGCGGTTTGGGTTTTGGTGTTTTCAACGGCAGTTCCTCATGAGTCCCTCAGGGGCTTATTAGCCCTTGCGAAACGACCGAACATTGCTTCGGCCAGGCTCTGTTCTCGTCATCCGGTTGAGAGCCTCATTGATGATTTGTGCCGCCAGTTGCTCAGGGGTTAAGCCCTTCTGCCTGGCGAGATACGCCAGATCCGAATTGCCCTTCCCGTCGAGCTGGATCTCCAGCTCTTTGCTTTCTGGCACAGGGCCTCCTCGGCCACTTCAGGCCACGTCAGTCTTCGCGTTAAGCTCTTGCATCATCTGGTCGAGACCGCGCTCCAGAATTTCCCTGGCGAGCACTGCCTTCTGCGTGCGCTTGAAGCGAGCCATCGCCGACAGCAGATCGTCGGCAGCCTCATCCAAGCGAACCTTGGTGGGCTTGTTGTGCAGGTGGTCGGGGTCGAAGTACGACACGGTGGGTTCCTTTGTGGTTGAAAGTGGTTAAGCGGCGGAAAGCGCGTGGGTCGGGTTACTGTCGATCTGGTTCCATGGGAACGAAGGACACAGGTCGGCACGATTCACGGCGCCATTCGTAAGCGCCTCAATCTGTAATGCGCGCTTGGCTGGGACCGTGCGCTCTCCTGAACACCATTGGTTGACGGTGGGTGCCGCAACATTCAGCCGGCGCGCCAATTCCGCCTGGCTGCCCAGCACGCGGGATGCTTCTTTGGCTGCTTCTGCTGATTTCATGAGCTCTCTCCTGGAGATTTACCGATGAATATAAGGCATTACCTTATTTCGCACAAGCCATTGCCTAATCACGCTCGCGATAGGCCTAATTAGGCAATGCTTACCGGACCCGAATTAGGTGCAGCCATTGATGCTGCGCGGATCGCCAAGGGCGTATCGAAGAAACAGCTTGCAGACGACTTCCAGGTGAAGCCTCCGTCGGTACAGGGCTGGGTGAAAAACGGCCGGATCGACAAGTCCAAGCTGATGGACGTGATCGCTTACTTTTCTGACGTTGTTGGTCCTGAGCACTGGGGGCTTCGCCCTGGCTTCTCCTACGAGAGCATCCAGGAGGTAACTTCGGAACCTGTCACAGAGACGGCGCCGACCTCAGCTGCCGACATGGTTCGCGCCATGCTCGCCAAGCAAGGTAAGAACTTGTCGGATTCGGCGCGCGCGCAGTTGATTGCAGCCGCCGAAGCGACCGATGAGGGAAATGTGATTACCGTAGACTTCACCCGACCTGGCTTGGTCGGGGACGAGGTTCGGATCGCACACTACGATATTCGCGCAGCAATGGGTGGCGGCCAGCTCCCCCACGACTACCCGGAAATGCTCAAGGACATTCGCGTCAGCCCCAGCCACTTGCGGGAAATCGGCGTCGAGTTCGAAGAGCACTACCACCTGAAGGTGGTCACCGGCTGGGGCCAGTCGATGGAGCCCACCATCAAACATCGCGACCCGCTGATCGTGAATATCAACGTCCGCGACTTCGTGGGCGATGGGGTGTACCTCTTCGTCTGGGACGACCTGCTTTACATCAAGCGCCTGCAGGTGGCTGATGAGGAGCACTACGAGATGATCTCGGACAACCCGCGGCACAAGGATCGTCTAATCCGACGAGATATGACCTACATCCAAGCTCGGGTTCTGCTGGTGTGGAATGCACATCTCGTTTGACTGCAAGGTCGCGGATGGGTGGCAATCTGGGCTAACACTGCGCGAAGGCACATCAAAAACGTCGAAGCTGGTGAGCGGGTCTCCAAATGTCATGCAATTCTGACGAACCGCTGGCAGAGCCATGCGTCTAATCTATAGTGGCAGTGAGGCCCGCCTGATCTCGAATTTATCACTTGCAGTTGACAAAGCATGCGATGGGACCATAATCCCGAGCCGATTTACTGCAACTTCATGCACCCATCTGTTTCTGAGGGTGCACAGGAGGCGAATTATGGCGTTCAACGAGCGCAAGGTCGCCCAAATGGCGGCTTTTTTTCTCCAACGGAATGGCGGAAGCTTATCTATCCTGAAATTGATGAAGCTTCTCTATCTCGCTGACCGTAAGGCGCTTGATGTTTATGAGGAGCCTATTTCAGGCGATCGCATGGTCTCCATGCCGCATGGCCCTGTTTTGTCCAGAACCTACGAGCTGATGAATGGGGCTGGGTGTTCAGTTGACAAAGGATGGGACAGCTGGGTGGCCGACCGCGCCGACCGTATGCTTAGCCTCAAAGAGTGCCACATTTCGTCAAACGACCTGGACCTACCCGCGCTGAGCGAGTCGGATCTGGAGGTGCTGAGCGAGACTCAAGCCGAGTACGGCGACAAAGAGGCCTGGGTCCTGCGAAACTACACCCATGATAAATGCGCAGAATGGGAGGACCCAAATGGATCCTCTCGTCCGATCAGCTATGAATCGGTCTTCAGAGCTCTCGGTAGAGATCCGGAAAGCGCTAAATCAGCTCAGCAGAGAATCGAAAGCTTCAACAGCACGGACGAGCTTTTTTCGAGGATCAGATGTTCATAGTCACCAGGAGAGCTACTGTCCTTGTCCCGTCTGGGACTGTTGAACGACCCGACCTAAAGCACCTGTACATCCTGCTCAATGACCCATCAGGCAAGGATAAACTGGTGCTGATGGTTAGCATATCGACCGTCCATCCCGAAAAATACCACGACCCTACTTGTATTCTTGAGCCTGGCGACCACTCATTCATTCGCTCAAAAAGCTACGTAATGTACTCGATGGCTCGCATAGAGAGCGTCAAGACGCTTGAGAATGGCGTGGCGCAAAATCTGCTCATCCCCAAAGAGCCAATGGCTGCGGAAGTATTTACACGTATTTGCCAAGGAGTCCTAGATTCCAAAAGGACTCCAATAGAGCTCAAACGATTCTTCGAGCCTATCTGGAAAAAAATCTAGATTTGCTGAAAGCCCGCCACGGCGGGCTTTTTTGCGCCTATCAGAACGGCGCCTCCTCCTCGACCCTCTCCTCCTCCCAATCCCGCTCCACGACCAGGTCGTTGCGATCCTCAACGCTTTGCGGCTCCCACCGAACCGTCACGCTCTCGTCGTCGTTGAACGTCAGATCCAGCTCCGGCGTTTCAGCCAGCAGCCCCATCACCTCCTCCCACTCCATGTCTCCATCCGTGTCCAGACGATGGATCGTCACCCAGCGCTGCGACTGCGCGATCGGGTGATTGATCATCGACGACACCCGCAGGCCCAGGCGCTCAAGAGCCGTCATCTCTTGGCGTAGCTGCGGGGTCGACTTCTTCTGCTTGGCCATACCTTCCTCCGTTAACTGTACATCCATCCAGTATTAGGCAGAGCTTACCCGAGCCATCGAACGATGCAAGCCCGGATAGCGGATTAGGCGCTCATGAAAAAAGTTAGGCATTACCTATTTACAAGAATTAGGCATTGGCTTATCGTTCATTCCATCGAGGCGCTACACAGCCCCTCGGGAGGCCCTAAAGCCTCACCGCTCTTTCACATCGATGGGAACCTCGCGGATCGATCCCGGCAACGGTACAGCGCGAGCAATAAATTCGATCCCCATGCCAGCTCTGGAACTGGTGAACAGACCGCATTGCCTCTACCGGCGACCGGCGATCAGACAGCCCCGAAAGGCTGCCCACGACAGGGACAACCCTGTACGGCTGACGAAGGTGAAACGCCTAAACCGAGAGAACGACCCGGGCATGCAATGCGCCCCGCCATCCCGGCGGTAATGGGACAGAACGATTCACTGAAGCACCTGGGCGACCGGGTGCTTTGGGAATCCACTGGAGGAACACATGATGAACAAAGTCCTTCGCATCACCCTGCGCGGCGAGCTGCAGGTGTTCACCGACAGCGACCTGGACGCCTGCATTCGCGAAGCGAACCGGCTCAACACCGAGCGCGGCTACCGAAACGGCGTGTGTGTGGTCGAGCTGGAAGACGGCCAGCGGATGACAGCCGCTGACTGCAAGGCTGCGGCATGAATATCGCTGTCATGACCCGAGAACAGGCCTATGCCCATATCGCCGAGATAGCTGAAAAGCACGCCCTGATCGCCCAGGCTTTCGGCGGGGTGATCACTGTGGTTCACCCCGAGACGCAGCGGGCGCACGGCATCGAGGAGAAGTGTCTGTACATGGCTGGCCAGGGCAAGTACCCAGAACAGAAGGCCGAGCCAGCTCCTGCCGCGAACAAACCAGCAGCTCGCGAGCAGGCAGACCTGTTCGAATCCTGACAGCCTGACGTTAACTGCCCGATGCCCTGCTCCCCATCGCAGGCTGCATCGGAGTGTGATCTGTGAGACGTGGCCGCTGAAACCCAAGCGCCTAGATGGATGCGCCGAAACGCGGAAACGGGGCGCTCAATACCAGATCACACCCCGATGCAGAGTAGCGCCCAGCTTAGGGCGCGGTTACCGAAGCACCTGTGGACGTCCCTTCCCTCGCACTGAGGGTAAACGAATTGCGCCGCTGGATGGGTCCACGCCAAGCCAGCTGCCGGGGTAGCGCCCGGCCTCTGCATCCCCTTCCCTTCACAAACGACCGCATCGACAGGTGCCGGGCTTGGCTTTTCACGCCCAGCTTGGTCCCTGGTGCCCGGCACCTGATCAATGCGGTTGGCTACCGAGGATCACCAAATGAGCGGAATGAGCATTTCCGGCCAGATCATGATTCAAGAACCTTCGAGCAGCGGGTTCTCGGCCCATGTCTACCCGACGCGCCTTGATGCGGCCATTCAGTTGCTACGCGTGATGATTCGCCGCGCCCCTGACGAGCAGCAGGCCATGTCTCAAATCGAAAATGCCGTAGCCGAGCTGATCAGCGAGGAGCGACATGATTTGGATATGGAAATGGCAACCGAGCGCCGGCGTCGTGGAGAAGAGCCGTGAGCAGCTGGATTAAGTGCAGCGACAAGCTGCCGGAGCTTGATACACCCGTATGGCTGCGCATTGCCGACGACATCATGATCGTCGGCGAGCGCTCATCAAGCACAGACGGCTGGATGTGGGCAGCCTGCTACGGCTTCTACTTCAACGCCAGCGGCGAGTGGGACGCCGTCGAAAGCGATGCCAGCGACGAGCATGAGCCAACCCACTGGCAGCCCCTCCCTTCCCCACCCACCGAGTAACCCACCACCTGGAGGACGCCATGAGCGCATTTGGATACTGCGAGGGTGAAACCTGCGCCCGCGATGGCTGCGAGGGCTCCATTGAGATCGAGCCAGTAAAGGATTGCAGCTGCCACATCGCTGCACCCTGCTGGAATCACGAGAACGCCGACATGCACTGCCCTGATTGCGGTTGGCGCGTGGCCGACGACCCTCTCTGCGTTCGTGAGATCGAATCCATCAGCCTGGGCGCCCCTATCCCATTCATCCAGACAAAACCGCGCGTGCTCGATCCGACCAAGATCGACTGGGTGGCCAAGCTTCACACAGCCAGCTCGATGATCAAGGAAGGCGTCTTCCCTGTTGGCACCCCCGCCAAGGAGGTTGAGGAAAAGGTGCGCGGCACCTTCGGCGGACGCTTCGAGCGATTCGACGCGAAAAAAGGCCTATTCAAGTACATCGCATACACCGACTGAACCCACCACCTGGAGGCGACCATGGGCGCACTTCGAGCAGCACAATGGCGGTATGACCATGCTGAGCCGGAAGACGACTCGGCGCACCAGGAAGCGGCGCAGAACTGGATCGAGAGCAAGGCCGAAGAGTTGGTCGGCGGCTGCGACGTGCTGATCCCGCAACCCTTTGGTGGGCCGGTAGGCGTCCGCCAAGACCAGTTCGTGGCCAAGGTGGCCGAGCACCTTCGGGCTCTGCAAGAGGCTGAGAAGGACGACCTCAACGCCTTGGCCCTCCTCCTGCTCCAGGCACAGGCCGGTGGCCCAGTGAAAAGCATGGTCGAGGATGTTGTCGGCCAGAGCGATAACTGCCGCGGCAAGCTCTATGAGATCGCTGAGTCGATGCTCGATCAGTACGCCGAGCAGGGCCTGCAGTGCGAGGCAGACGAGGCTCGGCTATGAGCCCTCACAGCATCGCGGTCAGCGCGATCGAAGCGGCCATTGAAACGATGCTTCTGCCGGGCTCTGGTCCGGTGGAGGAAGCCAAGGCCGAAACCCTGGTGGTCGCCTACTTCTCCCTCCTCGCCATCGACGCCGAGGAGTTCAAACACTACTGCGAGCGCATCCGGCGTATTGCCGTTCGGCGCAAGGAGGCTGCATGACTACGCCATTGATCACCACGCTCATCGACGAGCAGATCGCCGAACTGCCCGAGGCTCAGGCCATGCCGGCTGACCGGGTGCTGATGCTGTTCAAGGGCCCGACGTTCGCCGCCGCGGTCAATCAGGCGGCTCTGGCCAGCATCGAGAACCCAGCTGCCTGGAAGTGCCGGGCCTGCATCTGCGGGGAGTGGACGGTCGGCTACGAGGTTCGGGCTTGACCTCCTACCAACGGGCCCGCCGCATCGCAGCTTGGCGAGGCTCCTTCTCCATGCTCTTCGCCTGCACCTTCTTCATGCTCGCCAGCGCACTGGCCGGCAGCATCACTTCCTGAATCACGTAGCCGAGCACGGCGGCCCTTCGGGATAACCGTACCCCATGCGGGAGCGTAAGCGGCGAGAGCGCGCAACCATCCACCGCAGCCAGGGCCTGGAGCGTACCTCCGTGCCTGGGTGACCTGGCATTTCCCTATCCCAACTGACGGCGCCGGCCTGGCGCGAGGTTTTCTAATGTCCACTACCAACATGAGCATCTGGGAGAAGGTCCAAACGACCGACACCCGATTCACCAAGGACGCCAAGGTCGGCGGCCAGCAGATCACTAGCCTGAACGGCACCGCGATGATCATGAAGGCCACCGAGGTTTTCGGTCCGGCTGGCATCGGCTTTGGCTGGAACGTGGTTGAAGAGCGCTTCGACAAGGGCGCCGAGATGTTCAGCGGCGAAGGCGATAAGCGCATCAGCCTCGGCTTCGAACTGAACCACACGATCAAGATCAAGTTCTGGTTCGTTCTGGATGGCCAGCGCGGCGAGATCGAGCAGTACGGCTGCACGCAGTATCTCTACAAGTCGAAGTACGGCACCACCACCGACGGCGAGGCGCCGAAGAAGTCGCTGACCGATGCCATCAAGAAGGCCCTGTCCATGCTCGGCTTCAGCGCTGACGTGTTCCTTGGCATGTTCGACGATGTGAACTACGTGCAGCAGCTGCAGGCCGAGCAGGCGATCGAGCAGGCCGAAGACCGCCAGGCCGAGATTGAACGCCAGCAACAGGAGCGCCTGGACTTCATCAAGGAAACGATCGAGACCATGCAGAAGGCGGTAACGCCGCATGAACGCAAGAAAATCCACGACCATGCCGTGCGCAAGCTCATCGGCCGCAAGGACGAGAAAGGAGCCGCACGAATCTCGCTTGAACTGAAGAAACTCGAAGCCGGGAATCCGCAGGAGGCTGCAGCATGACTCAACTCTACGCGCTCACAGGCCAGATGGCCGAACTAGCAGCCATGTGTGACACCGACGACGAAGGCCTCAAGCAGGCCATTCAGGACACCATGGCCGGAATCCAGGGTGAATTCGAGGTCAAGGCCGACAACATCGTCATGCTGCGTCGGAACATCGAGGGTGACATCGGTGCGATCGACGCTGAAATCGAGCGCCTGAGCGAGCTAAAGCGCATCAAGGCCAACAGCGTGACCGCGATCACCGACTACCTGCGGCGCAACATGGATGCAGCCAACATCAAGTCGATCAAACGCCCACTGTTCACCATCAGTCTGGTCGCCGGCAAGGAGCGGGTCGTCGTCGACAACGAGCAGGCGGTGCCGGACGACCTGACATCAGTGCAGACCAAGATCGCGCCGGACAAGAACGCCATCGCCGCAAAGCTCAAGGCCGATCGCGAGCACAACGAAGCCGTCCGCAAGCGCATGGCCGCCGGCGAAGACTGCGAACACGAACTGATACCTGAGCCAGCCTGGGCGCATTTGGAGCGCGGCGAGAGCTCAATCCGCATCAAGTGAGGTCAGCATGAACCCATCAATCGACCTGGAGGCCGCTAAAGCGGCCTTTTTCGCGTCTGGCGGGCAGATCATTGTGCTTGAGGGGTTCCAGTACGTGCCCTTCCGGCAGCGCCATCACCCTGAGCCGACGCCAAAGCGGGTCGCCCCAGTCAAGCAGGAGCGCGGCGGCGAGCGTAAAAGCCGCGCCAATGCACGCACAGCTCAGGTAGAAGAGCTCGCCAAGACCATGACCTGTGGCGAGGTTGCAAAGCTCCTGGGTGAAACCAAGACCGCTCTCTGGGGCGTAGCGGCGCGGGGAGGATTCAGGTTCTTCAGCCCGCCGAAGCCGGCTAGGCCGGCGAAGGCCAAGGCCGAACCGAGCCAGGAGGATCGTGACCTCGCCGACAAGATCATTGCTCTGCGTGATGCCGGCAAGTCCCGGTGGGGCGTGACTTTGGAGCTGGGCATCGGTAACTGCAGGTTCGCGCGCATCATTGCCGAGTTCGACATTGACTTCCCGCTCCAGCGGAATCGGGGGTAGGCCATGATCGCCACCATGTCTCAGCCTGTGCCCGCCGTGAAGTACGCGGCGGCCATGGCCAGATCCACTGGTCAGCCTTGGGGCGTATACCGAGGAAACAAGCGTCTACTGGTGGTTATGCCGTCTGGCTCGACGAAGAAAACGCCCATTGAGGTGTGCCAACCATGAGACGCATCCAGAAGCTCACGCAGCAGCGTCGCCGCCAGCTGCACATACACATCCCGCCCAGCGGAATCATGGAGGTGCCGTATGGCGATGTCACCCAAGGAGCGCGACGTGAAGCGCCGCGCCAAAGCCGCACGGTTGCAGGAAGAAGACCTGCGCTTGAAGGTTCGACCAGGGACTAAACAGGCCCTGCTTGAGCTGATGGAGTGGGCCGGGATCGAGGAACAGGGCGAGGCGATGACGCTGATGATTCATCACATCGAAGCGCTTGGGTATCACGCACTGTTCAGGATCGCGCGCCACGAAATCGAAGCTCACCGATCTGTGGCGCGGACTGAGCCGCTGCGGCTGTCAGCCAGGAAGCGAACCAGCCAGCACCTGCGCGCTATCTGCGGCTGGGTCGACGCCACCTACAGCCAAATGATCGAGGCGCTGATCCACGGTATCCACGCCCTTGGCCGGCTGCACGCGGCGAAGTTTCTCACCCCTCCGCGGCACGAGATCAGCATCTCGCCGCGCCTGGCCCTGGCCTTCGACCGGAAGAGCATGCTGATGATTCAGCAGGATCCGGGGGACGAAGTTGTCAGGCCTTGCGACAACTGCTAGGCCTTTGACGGAGCGTTGATTACACGGCTAGCCACGGCGACCAAGAGCTTATAGTCATATTCGTGCTGCTCGGAGTTGATCAGCTCTTCACCATTCACCGCAAGGATTGTTCCGTCCGCGGTAACCAGGAATCTGCCCAGTTCGATAGGCTTTCCAGTAATCAAATCTTGGATACTGATCGCAGCTTCCAAAGCACCGTCCCCCTCAAGGCCTAGCGGCGCGTACTGAATGCTGAATTTTTTTCCGAGGATGTCACCATCGATTCTGGACTCTTCCGGGATCGCAGTGATCTTGATTAGGCCGCCAAGATGCATCTGGCCTACTGACGCCCACGAATCCGCTAGGCCCAAGAGTCGCTTAGTAGCACCCCTTACATCAAAGCCTCTTACCCCTAATTTTTTCTTGAAAAAGTCTGCTTCTGCAGCGAAGTCATTGACATCCATTTTTTGTGCTCCATTAACCGGCCCCATGCCGGTCACCCGTATTACCCCATCCCAAACCAAATTGCCACCATGCCGCCACCAGCACGGAGGGCGGCGCATGCATGGAGAAAGCCATGAACGTCGAGACATCGACCGTCACCAAGCTGCTGATCACTGAGGTTCAGGGCCTGGACCCGATCAGCGTGTACCTTGAAGACCTTGCGCCCTGCAAAGGCAAGATCACTGTCAGTTGCTACGACAAGACCTGGCACGCCTACTGGGGTGGCATGTGGGATGGCCTGACCATAGGCCAGTTCTTCTGCAAGCTGCACGACGCCTACATCATCGGCTACTTCGACCGGTCCCTGAGCTCTCGCCGGTTCAGTGCTGAAGCGCTGGCCGATAAAGCCCGGAAGGTGATTGTGCAAATGCGCCGTGACCGGGATCTTGACGCAGAGGATGCCCGGAGCCTCCTCGACGAGGCCGAGGATGTTCGTCACACCAGTTCGCTTGATGAATGCGGAGGCGCCCACCGCGAGTTTATGCACCGTGTGTTCGGTGATGACTGGTGGAACCTGCCAGCCGACGCCATGGAGCGCAACCCTGACTGGGCCTACCTCTGCCGCATCATCGCGACAGTTCAGCAGGCCCTGGCCAAGCAGTTCCCGATCGCCGCATGACCGTCTTTCGCCACCCGCCAGCCTCAGTCGACTGAGCGAGCGTCAACAGAAGATGCCACGCTTTCGACGATCGCCGTGAAGCTCCCGGTGAAGCTGTGCCGCAGCTCTCGCGGCATGTCGTAGGAAAAGTGGATCAGCCAGGAACCGTCGCCCAATAGCACAGCCTCCTGACGGTACTTATCAACCTGATCCTCATCAATTCCGAGAACTGCTGCGACTTCCTGGTTTGTTGGCTCGCGGTCCATCTGGGGATTCGACTCGCTGGGATGGGATTACAATCATATAACCCAAATGACATCAAATTGCCACCACCAAGCATCCCCCGGTGAGGCCGGCGCCTACGCGCAGGGCTCCGCGCAGATGGATGTGTATCACGACACCAAGCTAGCAGCGTGAGATAACTGGGGCTCATCCTTTTTTGGTTTTCTTCCAGGTCAGGCTTCCACTGCCTTCATGATCATGGGTTTCAACGATCAGGTAGTGAGCGATTGTCTTTCCATTCTCGTCGATCTCGTAGTAATTCCAGGTCTCTACGCCGGTGGTGATTTCCATGACACCGTCCCCAGACCTGAATTCATGCTGGTCTGGTATCCGTAGAAACTTTTTCAGTTCCTTTGTATTCACGTCTGCTCCGATGCGGCCCCATGCCGCTTGTCGACTAAATACCCCACATAAACGAATCACGCCACCCTAGCGAGGGCGGCGCCTGCAATGGAGCCATGAGCAACTACAACTGCGACTACGTTCGCCGCACCTATGACGTGCCAGCTGAGGTAGGGCGCCGCGTGATCGCCAACGGTGAGCCGGGCGTGATCATGGCAGACCGCGGTCAGTACATCGGCGTAATCCTCGACAGCGACCCGAAGAAACGCATCCGCAACTATCACCCCACCTGGGAGATGCAGTACGGCGAGATGGCCGAGAAGCTTCCGCTGAAGCGCTACCAGGTTCTGGTCAGTGGCTGGGATTGGTGGTACATCACCAATCGCACCATCGTCGATGTGTTCGCCAGCACGCCATCGCAGGCCAAGTACAAGGCCTACGAGCGGTGCGAGTACCACGATATCGAATGCATGTTCGGCTTCAAGGTTCGCCGGGCCTGACCCTCCGGCGCTGCACGCCAGCGCCTCCCCTATTCAAAAATAACGCCTCCCCGGCAAAGCGACGCCAACTCAAATTTGCATTTAACTTGAGACGAACAGTGCGATTAGGGAAATAATTAGACTGACCATCGAGATAGGAATAGCTAGGCCCTGATTCCGATTGAAGAAATCGAGAAACTTATCGATTCGACTCATAGCCGCTTCCGTATAGCCGGGTTCCGTCAAGACGTAAGCGCCAGCTCCGTCGGAACGCACATACCCTATGGCTTCAAGCTCTCTCAAAACATCTAAGAATCGAGATTTAGTACCGTTATCTGTTTTTTCTAACAGCTCAGGGATGTCACGGTGGTAAATGTCGCCTGCCGTTATCAATACCCGAAACTCGCTAATTCTTCGGACCCCATGCCCATATCTTTCTATGTATTTTTTATAGATTGAGCGAAGCAACTCCTTTTCAAGCTTGTTCGAAATTTTCTTTGTGATCACCGCCGACTCCATTCAATTAGTTGTCGGTGAAACCTACCTTAATCCATCGAACTGTGCCACAAGCTCGAGGTGTACCTATGCCCACAGAAAACCGATCCAGCAACACCGAGATGGTCAGCGTGCAGCGCGATGAAGTCGAGCGACTGATCAAGCTCCTGGCCTACCAACCCCATCCATACCCATCGCCTCATGCAGAATACTGGCAGCGCATCCTTGATCAGCCTGCCGAGGAACCCCACGGAGAGCCAGTGTGGTACATGATCGAGAGCGGCCTGAGCGTAATGCACGCAAAGGACAAAGCGCAGAGCGATCTCCAGGGCAGGGACACTAGCGCCTACCGTATTCCTCTCTACGCCATCTACAAACCTGAAGAATGTGTCCGCTGCGAAGGGCGAGTTAAGTTCGTTTCTGGCTCCTGCCCACACTGCGGAGCATTCTGAGCGGCAACCTAAAAACCGAAAGAGCACATTTGTACTCCACCCAGCTGTAACCGCTCTCCCCTCTATTTAGAGCAGGCCGCGTGCTTATCCGTTGCAGCCAGGCCCTCGGTAGCGATGCGGCGAGCGCGCCCCACGCCCCAAGCCAGTGCTCTGGTCATCGACTCGCCTGGGCGGGAGTCGAAAGCCTCTTCGTGAAGCGCAGTGCCAGCCGGCGCATAGACGCCGATAAACATTTGCGTGTCACCCGTGCGCGAGAGCCTCACCTGGACATCGATAAAAGTGCCGTCATCGAGAGTTTCGTCGTGCTCCCGGTGGTGGAGCGTTGGGTCAGCCCATTGCCAATAAATGTCTCCGCGAATCCGCATGCCGCCTCCTACGACTTCAGCTGTACGCATCAACCCACCATAGCCAAAACGAAGCGGTTCGCAACCGCACCTGCCTGATTCGTGATCTGAATCAGACTATTGGCCATCACCATTCTTGCTAACCCCTCTCCCCTCTATTCACTGCCGCGATATGGCGGCCAAGGAATCGTCATGCTCGAAAGGACACCGATCAAGACGGAGGCCGAACTGTGCGCGGCCTTCATCCAGTCGATGAACAAGCAGGCCGATTGGACCTGCTACCCCGAAGCTGCGGGCTTCGACATCCTGGCCGTGCACACCAGCGGTCGACAGATCGGCGTCGAGGCGAAGATGATCCTGAACGCCAAGGTGGCCGACCAGATCCTGCCGAAGGACTACGAGAACTTTTACGGCAGGCCTGGCCCGGACCATCGAATGGTGATCGTCGGAAAGGCCAGCGAAGCCAGTTACGGAATCAGCCGCATGTTGGGCCTGCTCGGCGTTCCGGTTGTGCTTCCCCGCTGGATGTCTCGTGGCGGCGACAAGTCCGGATGGGAATTCGATGTGCGCTGCGTGGACAACCGGGACTGGATGTCGTTCTTCGTCAACGAAGAGTATCTGCACCTGTTCGACTGGAACCCGGCCGAACGATGCCGAGTGCCAATGGTGGTTGGTGCGCACCAGGCCGGCGTCCCCTCCCCGGTGAGCCTCACACCCTGGAAAGAAGCGGCGCTGCGGGTGATCGCCTTGATGCGCTCGCAAGGTCACATCGCGGCTAAGCAGATCCAGGAACTCGGCATTAGCCCGACCGCCTGGACGCGACCAAGGGGCATCGACCCTGGCTGGCTCGATCGCGGGTCAGTGCGTGGAACCTGGATCGAAACCGAAAACATGCCGCCGTTCGACAAACAACACCCCGAGGCCTACGCCATTGTCGTTGCTGAACTGGCTGCCAAAGCCGACCCACAACTGGAGCTCACCGCATGACCCGCCTCGCCCTCTGCCTCCTGCTGCTGGCCGCCGGCGCCAGCGCAGACCCACGCGAAACACGAGGCATGCCCTACGTGTTCCAGGTGTTTCACGACGACCAGCGTGCAGTGACGTGCTGGTCCTACTCGGGCGGCCTGAGCTGCATCCCAGACAGCCAGCTGCAGGCCGGCAACCAGCGCCAGCTCTCCCCGCACGAAACACAACCCGAACCTACGCCCGCACTGGCGCCTGGGCGCTGGATTGATGAGAGGTATCAGCTGTGAGCAAGAAGAAAACTCACTTCACCATCGTCTCCAGCGCCGAGCTGGAGGAGCTGCGCCAAGACCGGGCTCGCCTCAACGCGCTGGAATCCTGCTGCTGGGATGTCAGCTTCGAAAGCCATTCGAATGGCATGGACGGCGACTACACCATCGGCATCGAGATTATTGGCCACTACATGGGCAAGCCAAACCGGCGTGTGCTCGGCGAGAACTACAACGAGAACCTGCGCGCCGCCATCGACCAGGCGCTCACCACTGAGGCCTATCCGCCGGAGCGCCCGGAGTACGACCTGTATGGCAATCCCGAGCAGAGGCGCGCATGACCGACTTGATCGAAGTGCACACAGCACACCTGGCCGGCGAGCCCCTGGCCTGGGCGGTTGGCAGGGCGGAAAGCTTGGACGTGCTCCTTGCCCCACCCATTTACGGCAACCCGTGGCGGGTGTTCGTCCGCTATACCGGCGAGGTCACAATCCGCGAAGTGCGCTATGACCCGCAGGAGAACTGGGCGGTCGGTGGACCACTGATCGACAAGCACCAGGCAGGCTTGAGCCATGACTGGTACTTGTCAGGCGGCCCATGTGGCTGCAGCGCAGGCCCGATCAACTCAACATGGCTTTCAGGGCCTACGCCCCTTATTGCCTTCTGCCGCGCCCTGGTCCACGCAAAGCTCGGCCCGATCGTGCGAGTTCCAAAGGAGTTGATGCCATGAAGACGCTCGGCGAGATCATCGAAGCTGCGAAATCCGGCGAGCGCCCGGAATACGACGAACTGCGGCTGGCCGTGTGCGCCATGGATGGGCTCATGACCTTCGACCGTCAGGCAATCTGGAAGCTGGCCGAGGGTGAGGAGAAAGGCAAGAAACCGTTCTTGACCTGGAGCAGCGTCTGGCAGCGTGACGAGCAATTCCAGCGCATCAAGCGCGCCATGGCCACCGACCCGAAAACTTATCTCGGCCCGAATTACGACCCGGACAGCCCGGCCGTGCAAGAACGGCGGCGCATGTCGATCGCCATCATGGAAGGCGTTGCACGCCGCGCACAGGAGAAGAAGTCATGATCCTGATACCTCTCGCTGCCCCGCTGCACATGGCCTATCTGATATGGAAAGCGCCGCGATGAGGCTGGCCCAGAAAGCACTCCTCATAGGCTTCACCGCCGGAATTGGATTCATGGCCGCCCAGGACACCTGGTGGCTAATCACTGGCTGGCTGAGCATTTGCCGCGGCTGACCTTCTAACCCCTCCCCCTACAACTCAAGCCCGCCGACAAGCGCGGGCGAGGATTTTCTATGTCCGCAATCAACCGATTCCACGAAGTTGCCAACGACGCGCTGGTGATGATCAGCGACCACCTACCGCCAGACGCCAAGCTGACCCTGGTGATCTACATCCCTGGCAATCCAGAGCAGGACATTCTTTTTAAGGGGCCCGGCGTCGATGCAGACGAGGTCGTGAACACCCTGCGCCGGCGCGGCGGCCTGAGCCTCGACGGCGACAACGCCTTCAAGCGCGGGATCTGTGACGTGATTGTCGGCGCACTGGCAGGCGGCAAGCAGAATAACAACCCACCGCCGGCCGAACACTGGGGGCAGCGGTTCTGGGATATCGGCCGCGCCGAGGGTGCACTGCAGGAGGAATTGGTGTCCTCGCTCAAGAAGACGGTGGCCGACCTCTTCTACCAAGTCGAAGCCAAGCACGGGCCGAAAGCGGCAGCAGAGTACCCGTCCATAGCCGAGGCGAAAGCGCTCATAGCGAAGCTACAGGCCTGACCACCAACCTGCCGCCACCGGCGGCGTGGAGACCATGTCCCCCAACCGAGGCGCCGGCACGGGCCGGCGCAGTCGGTTACCACTTCTTGGCCTGAGGAGGCTATATGGCACAGTTAGATGGAATTGATCGCCTGCTTCGCCTGCCCGATGTGCTCCGCATCACTGGCATGGGGCGCAACACCGTGTACACACGAATTAAGGAAGGAACATTCCCAAAACAGGTTAAGATAGGCCCAAAATCGGTCGCCTGGCGCCAGTCAGACATCAACCAGTGGATGGCCTCACTCAACCCCAGCGACGACCAATCAGTACATTGAGCAGTACACTGAAACGTCAGATTCCGCTCAAGCCCATACCCCATCAGCTTTACAGGTCCACCAGTGGAAATTTTCAAGGAATTCACATTCGAATCGGCCCACCGCCTGCCCCACGTCCCTGAAGGGCACAAATGCGGCCGTTTGCATGGCCACTCGTTCAAGGTCGGCCTGCACCTGACCGGCCCGCTCGACCCGCACACGGGCTGGATCCGCGACTTCGCCGAGGTCAAGGCGATCTTCAAGCCGATCTATGATCAGCTGGACCACAACTACCTGAACGACATCCCCGGCCTGGAGAACCCCACCAGCGAAGTGATCGCCAAGTGGATCTGGGACCAGGTCAAGCCGCTGATGCCGGAGCTGTCGAAGGTCCGTATTCATGAAACCTGCACCAGCGGCTGCGAATACAGCGGCGATTGA